CATAAAAGTTGACTAGATTGAAGGGTTATACGCATGACTCCAAAAAGTTTGCTATAATTCTTCCATCGACAACACTAATGGAGTTTAAGATGCGTAAGATTCAAGCTGTTTACCGTGGTGCAACTTCTACCTCTGGCAATGAACGCAATGATTGCACTGTTCGTGCCTTGGCTAATGCAACTGAAATGCCTTATGAAAAAGCACATGCTTTGCTCAAGAAACACGGTCGTAAGGATTGCAAAGGTGCTTTCTTCACTACGATGAAACCTGCCTACGAAGAAGCTGGATTTGTTCTGTACGGTGTGTATGGTACAACTCGTGCTGCTCGTTATACAGCCAATATCACCAAGCAATACCCAAATGCAGGTACTACATTGGCAAAGCTTTTGCCTACTCTTGGTTTGGGTGAGTACATTGTCAATACTACTGGTCATGCAGTTGCTGTGGTCAATGGTAAGATCATCGATACTTTCGACAATCCAGCTGGCAAACGAGTTGTGGCTGTCTTCAAAAAAGTTGATAGTGACTTCGGAATTTAACCAAATCTGTGCTACAATCTAATCTTCAACAAACGTAAAGGAACTCAAATGCAAAGCTCTAAAATTTTCGCCAGTATGATCGAACAATCCAACGGTAAGATGGTTACTGTCTCTTTTATCAAACAAGATGGCTCCTTGCGAGTTCTCAATGGTCGCCTTGGTGTTAAGAAATACCTCAAGGGTGGTAAGCTCAGTACAAACACCAATGAGTATATCAACATCTATGATGTGCAAAATAAAGGCTATCGCAGCATCAACCGCAATACAATCGTAGCTTTGCGTATGCAAGGTATTGAAGCTGTTGCTGTTTAAAAGGAGACAAACATGCAGAACACTGAAAAACTTACTCTCGAAGAGCGCATTGACTTGCATAACCAACTCTTGATCTGTGCTGAGAAATATTTCAATGACACAGGTGTAAATACTCATTGTGGTATTTGCAATGCTATCTCTCAGCAAGCAAATGATGAAAGATATTACGATAAAATGGGAAAACTTCTGCGTGAAATCTTCCAAGATACCGATGAATTTCTAGGAAAGTATACAAATACCTACGAAGAATGGGAAGAACGAGCATACATGTGCCTTTTCCTTGCAGAGTATTTGAAAGATACAATTGATATTCCATCTACGGTTAAAAAACCTTGGTATAAATTCTGGAAATAAGGAGATAAATATGAAAAGCTCAAAAATTATTGAATTGGCAAAAGAGAAAATGCCTATGACTTTTACTGGTCGGCATGATAATGCTATCTCTCCTTATATTTGTGATCAAATTGGAGAAGTCTGCAATGAACATGAATTGTACGGCAAAGGTCGTCAAATTAAGAATAAAATTGCTGAACTAATTGGTCATAACTTTTCTCTTTCAGATTGGCTTATTGCAAAAGGCCATGCAACTCAGAATGATATTCTAAATGACCCTAAGAAAATGCAGCAAACTCGTTTGAATTTCATGGATGATTTGATTAAATACTACAAACAGCTTGGAGATTGATATGTCTATTACTATCGCTGAAATTTTGCATTATGCTGCAGATAATTGCCTTGCTGCTGAACGTTATGAATATTGGTCTAATGGTGGTCGAAAAGAAAAATACTCTTGCTGTGCAGTAGAGGAAGCGTATTTTAAATTGCATGGATATGAGGATTTTGATAAAGATATTGCACGAATTCAAACTGGTTTAAAAAACATGGGTTGTCCTGTCTCTTCAATAAATGCTTTTGGAGATGAAGGTAGGTTCGATGAAGAAAATCAACAAGCTCGTTATGCATGGCTTAAATTTGCTGCTACAATGGCAGAAGAACAAGGCGTTTAACACTGAAAGGAAAATATGAAAGTAGAAATTAAAGAAACATTTCAAGTTCCAGCTTTTAAACCAGTACAAGTGGTTTTGAATTTTGATAACAAAGAAGATTTTATGATGCTCTTAGATATTGTAGGATATAATGAAAGTATTCCTAAAATGATTACAGATCGTTCTGCAGATACAAACGAACGTGATTCTGTGTATAATCACTGCCAGCATCTTCTCACTTGTATTCATAGAGCAATGCGAGATTATCTTGTCTAAAAAGTTAAAGAAACTCAAGCTTAAACAGCGCAATCATCTTGTGGCTATTGTTATGCGAAAGTCTGTACAGAAGCACAAAGATCGTAAACGTGAAGCAAAAAATCAACATAAGGAGGATTAATATGGGTTCAGGTGATCGTTTTACATTTGGTAATTCTAATGGTTTTGGTCTTGGTATTTTCTATACTAAGTTTCCATTTAAACACACTATCAGTATTAATATTCTATTCTGGTATATTAGTATTGGTCTAGGCAAAGCTTATGACGAAGCATGAATATCAGGAAACAACGTAAACAAAAACTGAAGTATTTACCAAGATATAACCAAGGTGGTGAGAATTTATTTGCAAACAACTGCTGTAAATCTTGCTATTTTGGTTATGGTCGTTTCTTTTCTTCAAAGCATCTTTACAATCACGATGCTGCAGAAGATAATTACGATGGTCTATTGAAAAAATACTGGAAAAACTACAGTTCATATGGAGAAGAAGATGCAGAAACTTAAACACGCAAAAGGGGATTTGCTTGATCTGGCTCGTAAGGGACATTTCCACGTTATTGTGCAAGGCTGCAATTGCTTTTGTACTATGGGTAGTGGTATTGCCAAACAAATCAAAGAAGAGTATCCAGAAGCCTATGCAGTGGATTGCCAAACAATCAAAGGCGATAAAACAAAGCTTGGTTCTTACTCTGTAATGGTTGGTAAGCAGTTCAATATCATCAATGCTTATACCCAATACGATTACAACCGTAAAGGTCAACCAGCTAAAGACCACTTTAATTACGAGGCTTTTAGTAAAATTCTACTGATGCTTGCAGCTGTATACAAAGGTTGTAACATTGGCTTCCCTTACATTGGTATGGGCCTAGCTGGTGGAGATTCAGAAACAATTTTACAAAAACTGGAGTTTTTCGCTCACATTGTGGAGTACAATGGAGGCTCCGTAACACTTGTTCAATATGAAAAGGAGAAATCATGAAATTTAAAGCAGAAGATGAACTAGCATATCTTGAGTTGATCAATAAAGTAGCTATGCACGATATTGAAGCTGCAGTATATATGCAGACTGATATGCGAAATAAAGTGGATTTTGAACCTGATGGTAGTTTGTGGGCTGTTGTCTATTGGGGAGATACTATTCAAGGCCACAGCTATTGGGAAAACCTAGCACATAAAATTGGGCAATGAATATTACTTACAACTCAGCCGATAATCAATTCTTCTATGGTATGCAAAAAGAAGAATTGGTTGCTGTTCTTCAAGAGATTAAACGCAGAACAGATGCTTATACCTCAAGTATCTCTGGTATCTGTATCTCTGATCAAGAACGACAAACAGAACTGTGGCAAGCTTATGCTAACTGCATGTTTAATCTAAACAAATTCAATTAAGGAAAATATGAAGAATATTATCATTGCAATTATGTTCAGTTTCTTTGCTTTGTTTGCAAATGCTGAACCGTCTTTTAATCAAGTTCAAACACTAATTGCAAGCCAAGAGTACCGAGCAGCTGAAAAAGGTTTGGAAGAGATTATTGCTAACCATCCAAAATCAGCCAAGGCTTTCTATGCTATGGCTCAAGCTCAGGCTGGTCTGGGTAATCTAACCAAGGCTCAACATGCTCTTGATAAGGCTATGGGTCTTAATCCTACTTTGGATTTTGCACCACAATCTTCTGTAGAGAATTTAAAGCAAGCGATTCATCCTCAGGTAGCTAAAATTGAAGTAATTGAAGAAAGTCATTTTGGACGTAATCTAGCTATTCTTTTGATTATAGCTTTGACTAGTTATGTCGGCTATGTGCTTTATGATAGCCACCAGAAGAAAGTTAAACGCCAAAAAATTCTAGAACAAGAGGCTATTACTAAATATCAAGAAGCTCAAAAGCGCAGAGTAGAAGCTCAGGCAACTAAGCCAACAACTATTAAGGTAGATAATCCTGTTAAACCCACTATTGCTGCCAGTGTAGCTCCTATTAAAAGCAGTACACGAGTGCAATCTGCATCAAATTATCCGGTGCCAGAAGTCCCTGTAGCAACCTATACTGCACCTGTAGTTCATAGTCCTGCACCGACAACTGTTATTAATAATACATCGAACAGTACAAGTGACATGTTGACTGGTATGATTGCTGGCGCTGCTATGCACAGTATTTTGAGCAATAAACCTGACCATAGTACTCGTGAAGTAGTTCGAGAAACAGTGCGAGAAGTTCCAGCCCCTAGCTCTAGTTGGGAAGCTCCAGAACCTAAAGTAGATACATCATGGGACGATAAACCAAGCCGTTCTAGCTCTTGGGATGACGACAGTAGCTCTAGCTCTAAATCCTCGTCTAGCTGGTCTTCTAGTAGCTCTGATAGCTCTAGTAGCTGGTCGGATTCAAGTTCTAGCTCTGACTCTAGTTCTAGCTCAAGTTGGGATTGATATGTTCTTATTGCAATTAATTTTTGCAATCGGTCTAGTCGGTGTAATTGGAATTTCTGGTTACATTGGCTATAGGATTGGTAAAAGGTCTAAAAAGTTGTGATACAATAGAGGCTTCAACAACTGGAGAGCAAAGTGCAAGTTTTTATAGTAATGGCTGAGAATTCCTACAGTGGCAATGAGCATTCGGTATGGTACAATGAGCGAGTGTTTGCTACAAAAGAAGCTGCACTTAAATACATTGAACAGAAGAAAGCCAATGGTTCTGATGTAGAATACGACATTGAAACAGAAGAAGTTTACGCATAAGGAGTTAGCATGAAAGCTTACAAGCATTTGGTTAAATTTGCACTTGCTCAAGGTTATGTTTGCAGTGTATGGGATGGTGAAGAGTGGCAAGTTACTCACTCAGGTAAGTATCAGAGAATTGTAGATGCTATTGAATCCGTTGAAGAAGCTGAATTAAAAATCCGCAGTGCAGACTTGGATGATCTTATCACTTGGGTAAAGGTTTCAGCTTTCGGTCTTGCAGATGATGAAACAGTTGTGGATTACTACGACAATAAATTTATGCAAGAATGGGAAGAAGCGTATGAAAAGTGCAGTACAATCTAATCTTCAACAAACAGGAGTTAACATGAAAATTCAAAAAGTTCAAACCTATCGTGGTTCTTTTATTGTGCAGCTTGGTACTAAAGCCGTTACAACCAGAGTTGAAACCGTAGACCAAGACAGCAAAATGAAGGTACGCAAATCAGTGCAGTCTGCTAAAAATTGCATCACTCGTGAAATAAATAAAAGAAAAGCTGTAATGGCTTAAAAAGCTGCTACAATCTAGCCTTCAACAACGGAGAATACAATGAACGATTTTGCAAATGAATTGAAAGCACTATTGGAAAAGTACAATGCAAGTATTGTTTGGACTTGTGGTGAATGTTCTGATCTTCATGGGGTGTATGATCAACGAATGCAAGTTCAAACCAAAAATAAAATCTTGCTAGATATTTATGGTGATTGCATTAGCCCTTACGAAATCAACGATCAATTGTGATACAATACAGGCTTCAACAACTGAAAGACTAACATGAAATACTATCTAATCTATTTGCAATATGGTATCGTAATCGATATCTGTTCGTATGATGATGAACAAACTCGTGATACAGTGTACTATTCATGGGTATATCGTGATCTAAATGTTGATCATGGTTCAGATTTTGATTCCTTGCAATGTTTTAATCAGGTGGTGTGATATGAATAATTGGCATCAACAAAAAGCAGGATTACCTGTACTATATCATGCGACAAAATGGACAGCTTATAATCCAAAAGGTCATCTATCCGTCATGCGTTTTAATACAAAAGAAGACTGCATAAAATATTGCGATAGAACAGGTGATACTCCACTAGCACCTCAAAACTTGTGATATAATCTAGGCTTCAACAACTGGAGTATACAATGAAATGCAAATTCAATGCAGGTTCTAATTTTGATCGTAAAGGTCAATGGGTCATTGCCAAGTATCTTGATCAAGCATGGGTCACTGGTACGGTCATGGAGACTCGTGTAAAGTACGGTGGAGCTATCCAGCACAGCATCCTGAGTGATTCTCCTACTTATGTGAATGATGAACTGCGAGAGATTGGGGACCATTTCCTTGTTGATGAAAAGTTTGTAACAGAAGCTCAGATGATGGTAAGCGTATGAACTTGTATAGTAAAATGCACAACCCGTTCTTTCTTAGTTGTGCTAAACACAGAATGGAGCACTTTCTGATGGTATTGTCAGAAGAGCATATAATGAGTCTTAAATGGGCAACAAAGGAAGAAATTGAAGATTTTACATTGGCTTATATGGCTGGTGGAGAATTGTGATATAATCTAGGCATACCAACCAAGGAAATTTATGCACAATCTTCGCCTTCAGTATGAGATTCAACTTGATCAAGCAATCAAAATTGCTCGTTTTAAAAGAATCGAATTAGACCTAGTTATGGTTACACATCCTACCCGTGAAACTCGCATCAGTATCTTAGGTCATGCCATCAGTCGTGCAATGTATGAGCTGTGGAAACAAAAAGGTAGCAACGTAAGAAAATTGTGCGTTGTTGATAAAACTGGCAAAGTTGTGCTATAATCTAGGCATACCAACCAAACAAAATCACAACCCTTATCAGGATTGTTCATCAAGGAAATCATCATGGCTTACGTTACCGAAGAAACCATCAACAAAGCTCGTATTGCTTTGAAGGCTTTGAACAAAGAGTACGGTGTTAAGGCTACATTGTCAGGTAAAGGTGGTAGTCAACTGTGCTTGACCGTTTCAGAAGGCAGTATTGACTTCATTCAAAGCTTTGCTAATACCATTACAACTAAGCGTTCATTGCGTGATATTGAGGCTGTAATCAGCTATGCAAAAGAAACTGGCAATATCAATATCAATCACTATTTTCTTGACAGCTCTTTTGAAGGTAAAGCTCTGGAGTATCTGGAGAAAGCCAAGGCTATCATGATGGTTGATCATTGGGATAAATCTGATCTCATGACTGATTATTTCCATTGCGCTTATTATGTTAGTATGCGTCTTGGTCGTTGGAATAAACCCTATCAATTCAAGAATTAAACTGAACTAAAAACCCCTAGACCACCTTGGAGAAATCCTTGGTGGTTTTTCTGTTTTAAAAACCCATAGGGAGGTGCAGAAAATTTTTGACTAAAAAACCCTTGGGGGTCTACGGAAATAAAATGCTCAAAACTAATGGATTTTGGGCGATTTGAGAACCAAAGTACTCATTTTGAGTTATCCACAGGTTATCCCGAGTTATCCACAGGTTATGCACAGGGTTATCCACATATCCACAGGTTATCCACAGGTTTATCCACAATGTAACTATTTTGTTTTCAAATCCATATGAGAAACCAAGGTACTACTGTATGAAAACCCAGTATTAGCACAGAAACCTTACAAGAAGCTTACAGTTACAATTTGTTACAATTGGTTACAATTTACGCAAACCTTACAATGTAATACTCTGGTTCACAAAATGCTATAAGAAACAAAAGTACTACATCCTGGACCTAGCATGCGAAGCTTACATGAAGCTGACACTGTTACATTTTGTTACAATTTATGCATCAGCTGGAAATGTAACTATTTTGTTTGCAATAATAAATGAGAAACAAAAGTTTACAACCGCAAAAACCGTGCCAGTATTACACGCCCAAAATGAATACTGTATGAAAAGACATGCCGCTAGAACGCTCTAGAACGACCAGCAAGGCCCACAAAGCACCCGCAGCACCTACCCCCTCAGAAAAAGTTATCCACAGCACTAGTTATAGTTATCCACAATTTTAACTCTTATATAAGACTAATAACATGTGGATAACTTTTTACAGTTGAAAACAGAAGTTCTCAAAATGCAGGGTTCACTTTCCTCTATATAAGGCAGGAAATAACCCAAAATTGAAAACAGAAGTTTACATAGGGTTTATCCTATAAAAATAAATGCATTGTTGCGTCAAAACAACACATTACCCGATATAATTGAACACATGGCGGCAGTGATCGGACTGGCCCTCAGAACCTTAAAACAAAGGTTCACAGTTCATTAAAAATTGAGAGTTTTCTATAGTGTATGCGAACAAAGGTATACACTACCCCAAAACTCTTGAAAACAAAGGTTCACAAAATGATGAATTTCAAATTAGAATCAGAAAATGCATTAATTCAAGCCATTAGAGAACGCCTAGAATTTTCATGCTTAGGATTTTCTAATAATGGCAAGATTTCTAGATTTTGCCGCATTAAAAATCAATGGATTATTTATTAACTGGAGAAAATGAAAATGTCAGACAATCAAATCCTCATTCTCGCAAATGTAATACTCTGGTTTGCAATTCTCCCCTTGATCAGCCACTTCATCTAAATTTGAAAACAAAAGGTAACACTATCATGCAAAAGTACACCAAAACAATTCAGGTTTCCACCTTCGCCGATATCCCCGCCAATACAAAACCGGGCCAATGGGTGCAGCAGCTGGACGGCGTGAAAGGCCAGTATCTGGGAACCACTAAGGCAGGCACTCAGGTGATGCACTACAACACCAGTCAGCACCACCAGAAAATCCGCAACGCATGCACCGCCCAGCTGAGACAATTCGCCGTTAAATTCGCCCGTTAAACCACCACCAAGACCCCGGAAAACCACCGGGGTACCATCACCCCCTCAAACCTTGAAAGCCTAACCATGCGCCTCATTAACACCATCCACAAAGCAGCAGCCGAAACAACCGCCAAAATCTACAAGGACACCGACTGGAACGAATACCGGGTTAAATTCTATAAAGCCGGTCAGCACTTGCAAAATTCCGACTACCACACAGAAGACAAGCAGGACGCAATCGACACCGCACACGGCCAGCTGCAGCGAATGAGCGAGCAAGACACCGCCACCGCATAACCCACCAGTAGACAACCAAAGGTCACAACATGATCAAAGTCAGCAAAACCACCACGAAGCCCACCAGCGGCCCCCGTATCAGCATCACATCTAAGCTTGACGGCATCCGTTCATGGTCCCTTGAAGCCCTTACAACATGCCCCGGAAGCCGTACCAATGGCGGAGAACTAGTCCCCGCATGCTCTGGATGTTATGCAACAACCGGAAATTACAATTACCCGAACGTGAAAGCCCCACGGCAGCACAACCAAGAGGACTGGACCCGCCCCGATTGGGTTAGCGACATGGTGAAAGCCCTACAAAACGACCGCTATTTTCGATGGCTGGACTCGGGCGACCTCTTCAGCGTAAAGCTGGCGGAAAAGGTTTTCCAAGTGATGCAGCAAACCCCATGGTGCATGCATTGGCTACCTACCCGCATGATGAAGTTTGACAAGTGGCACCCAGCATTGCAGCGCATGCAAAACCTTCCTAATGTTAGCGTTCGATTTTCAAGCGATAGCATCACGGGCGAGTTTACGGCAGGGCTTCACGGCAGCACAATAACGGCAAGCGCAGACCCGCAGGATATCCCCGAAGGTGTGACCGTATGCGAAGCCTACAGCAGAGGCGGCAAATGCAACGGATGCCGAGCATGCTGGGACAAAGGGACCGCCGTTATAGCTTACCCTGCCCACGGGCGCAAAATGCAGAAAGTGATACGACTGCAGAAAGCTGCAGCATGATGACAATCATTTTATGCATCGTCGCAGGGTATGCCGTATTATGGGCGATTGTCCTTACCGTATGCGCTGCAGCTTACCTAGCGGCACTGGCCCGAACGCTCACCAGACATTAAACCCTCAGAAAACCCCGGCCTAAAACCGGGGTTTTTTGTTGGCAGATTATCGGGCAGATAATGGGCAGATTATGCGGAAGGTCTCGCAGTATGCGGGAAGGCATACAACCCAAGCGGCAAAACCTATAGACCCAAAATAGGCTAAAAAAAAATTTCCTCAGCCTTGCGTTATAGAATTGTGGTATATCAGATATAGAATCCTTCAATATCATGCGGATATTTTAAGATCGTAGAAATAAATAGAATATATCTGTGCTCTCTCGTCAAGCACCCCTGTCATATTGCTTATACCTATACCCGGATTAATGCATATAAATAGCAAACAAAATAACTACAAGTAATAAAGAACAAAAGAACAATAATTTTTTTAAAAGTAGAACTGGTTATTTGCAATCAGACACGCATAAAGGGCGCTATAAGGGCGTACAGCAAGCGCAAAAACCAATCGCATACCAAAGTAACCCTACAAAGCTTTAGGGCGCTATAGGGGCTATAAATCATTTGTACAAAAAAGAAAGACCCAAGGAGTTAACCAAGGGTCTTGTATGCTTATAAAAATTTTTTATTTAGAAGTTTTAGCCGGAGCTCTCTTAGCTTCTCTTTCAGCTTTCTTGTGTCGTGCTAGTACCAGTTCTTGTCTGCGTTCTAGTCTCTGGACGATTTCTTCTGAGTTAAACCAAAGTTCCTTACCCATAAATACATCCGACAGTTCCTGATCAGTAAGGAAATCCTTATACACATCAGACATTAAGCTCTTGACTTGCTTATCTACGAAAGAAGCATGAGAGATAACATCAGACTGCTTACCAAAAGCTCCAAATGTAGCTGAGTGAATCATCATACTGGCATAAGGACTGACGCTGACACTAGGTGATGCAAGAGCAATTAAGCTACCTGCACTAGCTGCCACTCCATCAATAGAACAATGCACATTAGCCTCTGTATTATTCATAGCATTAATCAAAGCGATAGCACCATCTAGGTGTCCACCGTAAGTATTAATACTAAGTAAAAATAAATCATCAGAACTTAATGAATCCATAGCTTGGATAAGTAATCTATAATACTTAGCCTCTCTTACATTTTCATCAATAGCTGCTTTAATACATCGATTAGTCTGAGTACTTTGAAAGAAAGCAAGATGATTATTATTGCTAGGACTAGGAGTTTCATCGTCATCATCTTCGTTAGCTTTGCCAACCAATGTAAAATTTTTATAATTTTTTAGCTTTTGCATTTGTAACTCCTTTAGTCAATGTTTGTGTAATAGCTTGACCTAGTACTTCTTGCTCTAATTCTTCTTCAAAAGCAATAACGAATTCTTTAGTCAAACCACTGCGTACTACGTGTTCACGACCAAAGGTAGTAAAACTGCAGTCATCAATATTGTATTTTAGACATACTTTTTCTAAGTAAGTCAAACCGTCCATACCTTTTTTAACGTCAGTCTGAGGTCCAGTATTATCTCCACAGAATACGATCTGACTGTCATTACCAACCCGAGTAGTCAATGCTTGAATCTCTGGAACATATAAGTTCTGGCTTTCATCCACAATAATAATACTTTCATTCCAGCTGCGTCCACGAATAGTCTCTAAACTGCAAATCTCAATAGTTTTATTTTTTAGATGAATCTCAGTAGTTGCTTTACCCAAGTAATCTTCAAAGTAATCAATCATCTGTTGATAGAAAGGCAATAGCTTCTCTTCAGCTGTACCGGGAAGGAAACCAATGCTACGACCAGCTAAGGGTTGGTAAGCTCGGATCAGAACAACTTTCTTAATATCACCATAGTGCAGTTTCTTAGCAGCATGCCATACCGCTAGTAAAGTCTTACCTGTACCTGCGCTACCTCTAGCTACTACTAAAGTATTATACTTTAATGCTTCTAGTAATTCACCTTGTTTATCATTCATTGCATGCAGTACAGGGAATTGAACTCTTTGGAACTTTTCCTTCTGGACTCTTTGCTGTTGCTCTTTATGTGATCTTTTCATACTGCTCCGATCTTTAGTTAATTATTCAGCCAATGCTGGACGACCTCTTTTAGGTGCTTTATCTTCCTTAGGTGCTTCAGTAGCTTTTGCAGGTAAAACCATACCAGCTACTAGCAATGAACCGAAAGCAGTAGGGAAATTATCATTGCTGTCGAAATCAAATCGATAACCTTCCAGTACAGCATCTTGAACTAGTTGACAGAATTCGTATAAACTATAAGCTTCAATTTTCTTAGTCATGGGACTCCTTTGTTAAGTTGAACTTACATTATACCATAAAAATTTTTAAACACAACAGTTGACTTGTGCCTTTTTGGTGCTAGAATCCAAATTAGAAAAGGAGGTACTGTGCCCATCACTACAAACGAAACACCAAACACTTGGATGCGTATGTCTAATGCCCTAAAGAGCAGGAAAGACCTTACATCTAATGCTAAGTTAGTCTACACTCACATGCTATATAAGTACACGTTCTTTAGTAGGCTAAGTAAAGCCTATCATGAGAATATGCAGGAAATTGGAGAAGAACTAGGGTTAGCTCGTAAGACAGTTAACGACAGCATCAAAGCTTTGGAAGAGGCTAAGTTGATTTCTATCTATAAACGCAAGTTACACAATGCAGAGCGATCTGTCATTTCCCATAGCTACGTTGTGCATGATCTATACAACTTGTACAAACCCAAAGCACCAACTCATGAAGAGTCTGATCCTTTCTGATATGGCGAAAAATGCACTCGTGATATGGCGAAATTTGCACACACCATATGGCGAATTCTGCACACTAATAAGATTTATTTTTAAGATTGAATAATAATATTTATATTATACGTACGTTATAATATACATTAGGCTTTCTCTCTTTCTAACTTGATAAAGCTGTACCGTATGCTATGTGTTGTATAAATACAACAGTACATACTATAACCATGAATGTCATAAAACATAGAAATATTCTGAGATGTGCTTGACAACGTACTAATCCAATGGTACAATCAGTAAATTCAGAATTCAACCTATACTTATGGACAATATGAAAGATTTAATAAACTATGATCCAATGTTAGGTGCTTTCTTTTTATTAAAAGGGAATGTGCCTTATCGTCAGATATTTCCAGATGAAGAAGGATACCTAATTTTTTATAAAAAGGGTAAGAAGTATAAAATTAAAGCTAACAAGACAGCCATAGAGTTAGGTAATAACAAACTTGTGCCTAAAGATAAGGTTGTACTGCATAAGAACTTAGATACGAGTAACTATAAATTACAAAATCTAACTACCGTAACTAGAAAGGTGCATAACTCCATAAAGGAAGCACAAAGAAATCTAAGTGGTACGTTACGTATAGTCCCTCATGCTCAAGATATGTTCAGCTATGTGCTGCATTGGAGAGAAGAGGGTAAAGATAGAATCTTAGTTGTGCAAGATATTGTAGTTGCAAGACGTATGTTTAATAAATTGCAGTTGAAGTATGCTAAAATTTTAAGTAAATATTGTATATTTGATTGATTTACCTTGAAAAATACAATAAGTCATGCTATAATTAGACTTATCTTGTAAATAATAGCCAACTAGCTACGTAAATATAGGTTTTAAGCGCCTATACCCTGCATGCTGATTAATAGCTATTAACCTACAGGATAATAACCGTCTATGATTCGTAGTGTACTTTCCCTCCTTTCAACACCACTTATCGGTAGAAGGTAGGAACCGTCACCTATCCCCGTAAGGGTAGTGTATCTCATAATGGACAAAATACTCTATATTGACTATAATGAGATACAATCAGAATATATATTTGGGAACATTATGAAATGCATTATTTGCAACCAGTACTTTAAACACACTATTTTTAATAACACCTATGAGTGTAATGAGTGCAGAAGTATAGTACTGGATGAAATTGATTCAGAAACAGAAGTAGAATTTAGTCTACTTAAAAATCCAACAGGTAGAACACAGGCTCATATCTATGATGATAATGATACTGGAGATTCTATCTAAAGAACACATAGCGGGTAAGGTGGTCACTACTGCAGTCTCATAAGCTCGCAGCATCACTGGTTCGAATCCAGTACCCGCTTCCAATAAGCTGAAGTCGCATAGCGGCAATTGCAACGGTTTTGTAAGCCGTCAGAGAAATCTTACGTGAGTTCGAGTCTCACCTTCAGCACCAAATACAATATAATACGGATATAGCTCAGTTGGTAGAGCATTCGCTTGATAAGCGACAGGTCACTGGTTCAAGTCCAGTTTTCCGTACCAAAGCTTCGGTGGTGGAATGGTATACACGTTGGTCTTAGAAACCAATGCCGAGAGGATTGAGAGTTCGAGTCTCTCCTGAAGCACCAATAAATATGACCTTGTAGTTTAGTAGGTTAGAACATCTGCCTTTCACGCAGATAAGCCGGGTTCGAATCCCGGTGAGGTCACCAAGGCAAATAATGGAACTGGTAGGATCATCCATTCAACGGTTGTTAGTGACGATGGGTGCTATCGGAACTTTCCAATAAACGTGTATTCCGCTGTACGTCCCTAAGGGTTCGTCAACTACGTAAAAAGTTCGGCTGCTCAATCGCCAACGGAAAGAGCATAAGGTAACAGTTGGAAGAATTTTGGCATATAGCTCAGAGGTAGAGCAGACGGCTGTTAACCGTCCGGTCAGTGGTTCGATCCCACTTTTGCCAGCCAAATAAGGAAGATTGGCAGAGAGGCCGATTGCGGTTGTTTGCTAAACAATAGGGCGGCGAAAGCTGTCCCACAGGTTCGAATCCTGTATCTTCCGCCAGTTTGTTGGGGATTAGCTTAGTCTGGCCTAAAGCACTAGTCTTTGAAATTAGTATCATTGGTTCGAATCCAGTATCCTCTGCCAACAAATGTATCTCTAACTCAACTGGCAGAGTGGCGGATTCCAAATCCGCAGGTTGTGGGTTCGACTCCTACGGGATACGCCATCTTAACATCCGTAATTAGGCTAGTCTGGTTAAGTCACTCGGTTTGGGGCCGAGATATCGAATGTTCGAATCATTCATTACGGACCATATTCGCTATTCGCAAATAGCAAACAACAAAGGGTATTGAGCAGCACTGGTGACTGCAGCGGACTGTAAATCCGCCGTCCAAAAGACTACTAGGTTCGAGTCCTAGAGTGCCCACCATATACGGACAGGCAAATCGATTGGCGACGAAAACTGCCTTGAAAGCAGCCGAGCCTTAACGGGCCTTGAGGGTTCAACTCCGTCCCTGTCCGCCAGAAACCGTTCGAGAGATAGCTTAGGCTATTACGGGAAGTAGCAAGGGGTGCGACTTACGCTATAAGTTAAAACGCACACTTATTTTGTCCACTGTCCATAGACAAAGGACGTACCGAACCTACCTTAGGTCCGAAGTCACCTCGGTTTTAGGCGTCCCTCGAATCTGTTGCGAGGTAACATGAAGTGTAGAAGCTTCAGGTAAGCATTGCCAAGTGCTTATGCAAAGAATACAGCGTTCCTTCTGCGGTAGATACGAAAAGGCTACTCTGGAGTCGTCACCAGAGCTAATTCAAGGAGATATTATGGCTTTTACAAAAGGCAAATCAGGTAATCCAAACGGTCGCCCTAAGAAGGACAGCGTTTTAGATAAACCAACTAATCGTGAACTAAAAGAGCGTGAGTTAATCATGCTGCTTCGCAAAATCAAACCTCATGTAGCAGAAGCCATTATGCAAGCTGCCAAAATCATGAAGAATGAAGAAGCTAGTCACCAAAACCAATTAAAAGCAGCTACTGTTCTTTTAGACAATTATCGCAGACTTACACTAGATGTTTACGATGAAGATCATGCAGAAGAACAAGGCACTGAAATTCAACAACATAATGCACCTTTATTCTCTCTCAAAGTAATTGAGCAAGAAGAAAAAGCTGCGTAAGGATATAAATGCAGAACGAGAAACAAGTTGTAATTGGACCAGCCTCTAAAAAGCAAGAGTTATTTTTAAATAGTGATTCAACTATTACTCTGGCTGGTGGAGCAGCAGGTTCAGGTAAGACTTATACCTCACTGCTTATTGCTTTAAAATTCATGCAGCATCCTAGAGCTACTGGAGTTATTTTCCGTAGAACATCTAAGATGCTTACTGCTCCCGGTTCTGTTTGGCAAGAAGCTTGTAACTTATACAGTGCTTTGTTTCCAAACTTACGTATTCGTACACGAGAACTAGAAATTATATTCCCTAATGGAGCACTTCTCAAATTCAGTCACATGCAGCACTCAAGTAACATGTACGATCACAAAGGTGGTCAATACAGTTTAGTTATTTTTGATGAAGCTACGGACTTTGAGGAAGAAATGGTCGTCTATTTGTTATCTCGTATGCGAAATGCTTACGTGGATTACAAACCACAGATGTTCCTAATGACCAACCCTGATTATAACAGCTTTTTAAGAGGCTGGTTAGAGGACTTTTATCTAGACCCTCAAACAGGTATTCCTTTACAAGAGAAAACTGGTTATAAGCGTTTCTTCTTTAGACAAGGCAATACCATGCTTTGGTATAATAGCCTCGAAGCTGCAGAAACTGTACATGGTTCCGGTGATGAGTCCGGTATCAGCTCTTTTACTTTCATTGGTGCTACCTGCAGAGATAACCCACCTTTGCTCAAAGCACAACCTGACTATATTAGCCGTTTAATGTCCCTTCCAAGGGTTGAAAAGGAACGCTTGCTAGATGGGTCTTGGTTTGCTCGTCAAGAGTCTTCTGGCTTGTTTAAACGAGAATGGGTAGGCTTAGTAGATCATGCCAATGGTAAAGCTCGTCAAAGAATCCGAGCATGGGACTTTGCTTTTAGTAAACCGTCCGAACAATATCCTAATCCTGACTGGACTCGTGGAGTTTTAATGTCCAAGGATGCAGCTAAAGTCTACACAGTTGAAGATGTAGTTGGTCTGCGAGATAGAGTGCATGAAGTTGAGAAACTAGTTTTCCAAACAGCTATTCAAGATGGACAAGATGTGATTATTTCTATTCCGCTTGATCCTGCAGCTGCTGCTGGTGCTTATGCTAAAGACTTGCAACGTAAATTAGCTGAAATGGGTTTTAGTTGCAGACTAACAAAGCCAGTTAAATCCAAGATTACCCGTTTTGCTCCTTTCTCTAGTATTGCTCAAGCTGGTTTCGTTAATGTAGTAAAAGCGAACTGGAATAAAGACTTCTTCGATGAACTTGAAATCTTTGATGGCGATCCTAAGAAAAAAGACGACCAAGTAGACTGCTGTTCAGACTGTATGCTTTTATTGAATAAAGATACATCAATCCCTAATTTCACATTACCTGATTTCTCAGGTTCTAATCCATTTGAAAGTATGCAAGTACAGACAAACTTACCTGCATTCTCAAGTATTATTAATTAAAGGAGCCTTGAATGGCAAGACCAAGAAAACAAGAAGTTACTAAAGCTACAATGGGCGATACACCTGAACGATTTAAATTATCTGAAAGTGGTTATCTTGGCCTTAATATTTATGCAGGAGTAACGGATACTGAACTAAAGAAAGAACTCAACTTTCCAGCTTCAGTTAATACATTTAAACAAATGTCCTACCACAGTACTATTAATTCAGCTTTATCTTTATTTGATAATCTAATTAGTAAGGTAGATTGGAAATTTAAGGCTCCTGATAACGCTACTGAAGAAGAACTTAATCAAGTAAAAGCCATCAATGAAATGATGCAAGACTTACAAGATCAAACTTGGTCTGAATTTATTAGTGATGCTCTAAGTGCAAATACTTTTGGTTTCTCAGTGCATGAAAAAGTCTATCGTAAGCGCACAAAAGCTGCTGGCTCCAAATACAATGATGGATTAATCGGATGGAGAAAGCTTCCAATTCGTAACCAAGAGACTATTGAGCGTTTTGTTTTCTCAGATGATGGTAATGAAATTCTTGGTGTTCGTCAGAATCTATCTCAAGTAAGTGATCCGTATAATCGTTTTGCTAGTCGTAGTTTAAATGCTATTGTACTTCCTCGCAGCAAGATCATGCTGTTTAGAGCAGGTAAACATAAAGGCGATCCTTTCGGTAAGTCTCCATTGCGTGATGCTTATCTAGCTTGGCGATTTCTCACTGTTATCGAAGAGATCGAAGCCAACGGTGTAGCTAAAGATTTAGCTGGTCTTCCAGTTCTAAAGCTTCCACCTCAGTATCTATCTAACGATGCATCTCCAGAACAAAAAGCAATTCGTGCTTACTACGAAAATGTAATGCGGAATTTGCAGGTAAATCAGCAATCAGCTTTGATTCTACCACAAGCTTTTGATGCAGATACTCGCCAGCCTTTATTCAATCTAGAGCTTCTAAGCCTTAATGGTGGCAAAGCAATGGATACATCTAAGATTAAAGAATACTACAAGAACTTAATTCTTACTTCTTTATTCGCCGATCTATTAACTATGGGTCAAACTGGTGGTGGTTCTTTTGCACTTGGTCAGATCAAGAGTACTTTATCTGGTTCAGCTGCTGAATCAATGCTCAATAAGATTACACAAGTAATCAATGAAGATTTAATTCGTCAAACCTATGAACTCAATGGTTGGGATACTTCCAGAATGGGTTACATGGATTATGATAATATCCAGACCGAAGATTTAGAATCATTCAGTAAAGCTATTCAACGTTTTGCTAGTACTTCTGTACTTGAAGTTGATCGTGCTGTTCTAAATCGTATTCGTGAATCAGTAGGTGTAGACGGTCTACCTGAAGATGAAGAACCTAATGCTGCCCTTATTCCTGCAAAGACCTCTAGAAGTGGTGACGGCATGAAAACAGCTGGCGAAGGTACTTCAACAAATCCATCTGGTAATGATACCAGTTCCGATAACTTAGAGAATGCAGGATAATTATGCCTTATTCAAAAACTAACCCTCCACAATGGGCCTCTAAAAAGAGTGATGCAGTGCAAGAAGTTGCTATTCGTGTTTTTAATCAGACCTTGAAAGATACAGGGTCTGAAGAAAAGGCTCGTATTGCTTCTCTTGCTGCTATGAAGAATGCAGAAGAGTCATTCAAAAAAGATAAAGTTAAAAAATCAGTTGAAGATTTAATGAAATCAAAATACTCTAATTTATCTTGAATTAATAGTAATTTTGTGATATAATAGTCTTACAAATACCCCGAGGTTACTCTCGGGGTTATTATTGTTTATAAGGAGAGTTTATGGCTTGGAGTGCAACTAACACTATTCCTGCTATGCAAGGAAAATCAAAAGAATTAAAAGAGTTATTTGCTACAGTTGCCAATGCTGCTCTGGATAAAGAACAAACACAAGAAGAAGCAATCTTTGCTGGCCTTAGTGCTGTAAAGATTAAAGAGAAAAAGAATCAACCAGTAAAACCTAAAGTACCTGCTCACATGCAAGCACTAAGAAGCCTATCTGGAAGCCCGTATGAGATGACTTCTAAGGCTGTTGGCGATCAACCTATTAGTAATGATCCAAACCTTATTGTAGGGGCTGAATTCGACTCCGTAGGGCATTTGGTTATCTTGTTTAAAGATGGCAAGAAAATAACTACAAAAAATAAAGCTATCGAAGAGCATATTACTCAAACAGTCAATGTAACTCAAGATAATAGCGCAGTTCTAGCAATGCAAGAACCAACTGGTTTTCAAACCAGAACCACAAGCACTATCAGTTTTGATGATAGCTCAAGAACATTTACTATTGCAGCTACAAATATGCAGCAAGGTTTTAATGTTTGGTTGCATGCAAAGGAACATACATACTTCTCAGAGTCTATTCAGCTTACTGATACTACTGGTGTGCATTTTATTTATTTTGATTATCCATCTGAAGCATTAACAACAAGTACTACTGTTACTCCAGACTTATTTCTGAATGCAGCTTTAGTTGCTTTGGTATATTGGAGACAAGACCAACAAAAGCATATTTACTTTGCAGATGAAAGACACGGCATTATAATGGATGGTGCTACCCATCAGCATTTGCACTTATCAATTGGTGCTCAATATAGATCAGGTTTAGGCATCTCAAATATTCTTACTGAACAAAATGGATCACTATCTAGTGCAGCTCAATTTGGATGCGATAATGGCGTTATTGCAGATGAGGATTTAACTATAAATATTATTGATAATTCGCCACAAGATTTTTCAACTATTGCTCATCTTCCAGTATTCTATCGGATTGGTGCTAATACAAATTGGTATAGAAAAAATTCAAGTAATTTTGCATTAATTCTTCCAAATGAAGTTTCGCATTATTCTGGCACTACCCGCCCTGCATATAATCATTACAATGGAACTGGTTGGATATTGAGTGAGGTTCCAAATAATGAATTCTTACTTGTGCATGTTCTTGCTACTAATGACGTTGAAAATCCAATTGTTGCAGTATTAGGAAATACATATAATACAAAATCTAATGCAAGAGCAGGAGCCAAAGTGGAACTAAAAGAAATGACAGGTTTGCCTTTCTTAGAGTTTGTAAAAATGGGTTCAGTCATTTTTCAGAGTGCGAATTCTTACACAAACATACCTAAAGCTAGAACAGTTAGTACTGATACTGGCGAAAACTACGTAGATTATCGTACATCACTCGCTTCACTGGTGTTATTTTAAAGGAACAACATGCAACCAGCAAATTTAGATTTAACAGTTTATAAAGGTTCTACCTTTTCTAAACTAATCCAGTGGAAGACTGGAACACCTGCTGAACCTGTGAATCTAACAGGTTGTACAGCTAGAATGCAAATTAGAAAATCAGTAAATAGTTCTGAAATTTTAGATACACTTACTACTGAAAATGGTAAATTATCTATATATGATCCAGTTCTAGGAAAATTAAGAATTGATATCGAACATACAGTGAGCACTAGTTATACTTTTACTGGCGGAGTTTATGATCTAGAAATTATTTATCCAAGTGAAGGTCCAGTCTATCGTATTTTAGAAGGGTGCTTTGCAGCGATCCCGGAGGTAACTAGATGATTGAAACTGTAATCAGTGAAACAATTTTAGTAATTGAAGAAGGAGCTTCTTCTGTACTGATTATTGATACTGATCAACCACAAACTATTATTACAGCTAATGAACCCGGACCGCAAGGTGTTACTCAAATAGAAGGGGCTGTTGATGTAGATGCTACGAATAAGGAAAACGGTTCAGTTTTAGTCTATTCAGATGTAGTACAAAAATGGGTTGCAACAACCCTTCTCGAAAACCAGAGCGTTGAATCTGGACATTATTAAATCAAGGAAAAATTATGGCTTCAATTTTAAGACTCAAACGCTCTGATGTGGCAGGTAATCCTACTACACTAGCTCAAGGTGAATTAGCGTATTCAGCATTAGCTGATAATGGCTCAAATGGTGGTGATCGCTTATACATCGGTATGGGTACAGAAACCTCTGGTAATGCGGCGAATCATATTGTAATCGGTGGTAAATTTTTCACCGATATGGTGAGTGCAGCTACAAATGCCAATACTGCTTCTACAATCGTAAAAAGAGATGCATCAGGTAACTTTTTAGCTGGTACAATTACTGCAGCTCTTGCTGGTAATGCAAGTACTGCTACAAAATGGGCTACTGCTCGTGACCTATCCTTAACTGGTGATGCAACAGCTACTTTTAGCTCTGTAGACGGTTCAACCAATGTATCTAGTGCTTTAACACTAGCTACTGTAAATACTAATGTAGGTACATTTGGTGCTGCTTCATCTATTCCAGTTATTACAGTTAACGCTAAAGGTTTAGTTACAGGTGTATCTACAGCTGCTGTAGCCTCTAATTTAAATATTTCTGGTGATACTGGTACAGATGCTGTTGCCTTATTAACGGATACATTAAGTTTTGTTGGTGGTGTTGGTATCACATCTGCTGTTACAAATAACACAGTTACTTTCGATATTGATAGTACTGTTACTACTCTAACAGGCACTCAAACACTTACAAATAAAACCCTAACATTACCAACTATCGGTGGTACGGGTGCAAAATATGACGGTTCAACTTCTGGCTCTACAACTCTTGTTGCCAATGCTGTTGCTGGAACTAACACTGTTACACTTCCAACTGGTACTGGTACATTAGCTTTAACTAGTAATACATTAGGTAATTTTGCAGCTACAACTTCTGCTCAGTTAGCTGGCGTTATTTCTGATGAAACAGGCTCTGGTTCTTTAGTTTTTGCAACAAGTCCAACCCTTGTTACACCTACTCTAGGTGCCGCTACTGCAACATCAATTAACAAACTTACGCTAACAGCTCCTGCAACTTCAGCGACTTTAACAATCGCTAACGGTTCAACTTTAGCAACAACTGGTGCGTTTGTTACTACTCTTAATTCTACTGCTAATACAACAGTTACTTTACCAACATCTGGTACATTAGCTACATTAGCTGGCACAGAAACATTTACAGGTAAGACTATTAGCGGTGCTAATAATACACTTACCAATATTGCCAATACATCTCTAACTTATAGTTCTGTAACTATTGGTTCTACAACAGTAGCATTAGGCGCAACTTCTACTTCTCTAGCAGGTGTTACAGAATTAACAGTAGATAACTTAAATCTAAACGGAAATACACTAAGTTCTTTAGATGCTAATGGTAATATCATTATTAGTCCAAATGGCTCTGGTGCCGTAGACGTAGCAAATCACAGAATTACAGGTGTTGCTGCTCCAGTAAATTCTACAGATGCTGCCAACAAAGCCTATGTAGATAATGCAGTTTCAGGTCTTGATTGGAAAGCTGCAGCTAACTTATTAGCCACAACAAACGTTGCATTAACTGGTTCTACTAATACACTGATTATCGATGGACATGCTGCTCTTGGCACTGCCCATGTAGGCTATCGTTTACTATTAACTGGTCAAACAACTGCAGCTGATAATGGTGTATACAATTACACCGACAATGGTACAACATATGCTCTAGTTCGTTCTGCAGATGCAGATACTTATCAAGAACTTGTTGGTTCTTCTGTATATATTATGGAAGGTCTAAATTATGCTAAAACAGGATGGGTCCAAACTAATCACTATTTGACAAGTTTCTCAGGTCAGGTTTGGACACAATTCTCAGGTGCTGGTGCATATGTAGCTGGTAATGGTTTAACATTAAATGGTACTACATTTGATGTAGGTGCAGGTTTAGGTATTACAGTTAATGCTAATGATATTGCTCTAGCAAGCACTGTAGCTGGTAACGGTTTAACATACACTTCAGGTGTTCTCGCTGTAGTTGGTACAACTAATAGAATTAGTGTTACAGCTGATGCAATAGATATTGCGTCTACTTATGCTGGTCAAGGTACTATTACTACTGTTGGTACTATTGGTACTGGTACATGGAATGGTACAACTATTGCAGTAGCAAACGGTGGTACAGGATTGACAACAGCTACTGCTCGTGGTATAATCTATGGTAATGGTACATCTGCAATGGGTGTAACTGCTGCTTCTACTATTGATGGTAGCTTCTTACGTGAAGATGCAGCTGGTAATCCTTACTGGTCAAATTCTATTGACGGCGGTACATACTGATATTCATAAGGGGCTTTTTAGCCCCTTTTATTTTATACCTTTTTAGGAGTCTTGATGGCAAATTTAGTCCAGCTTAAAAAATCATCTGTAGCAGCAAAAATTCCTTTAACAACAGATTTGAGTTATGGAGAATTAGCGTTAAACTATGCAGATGGAAAATTATACTACAAAAAATCAGACGGTATAACGATTGATTATTTTCCTTCTGTAACTTCACTAAGTAGTGTTTATTTACCACTTACTGGTGGTACAATGACAGGCGCTATTACCTTTGCAGCTGGTCAAACATGGCCCACTTTTAACCAAAGTACAACTGGTAATGCTGCAACAGCATCGACTTCTGGATTATTATCTGGTGAAGATAATAGGGCAATTAGCCCAAGTGAATTAGGAACCAGCAGATTAAAATTTGGTTTTACTTCTTGGACAAATAATAGTGCTAGTCCATATGCTGACTTTTTACATCTGAGAAGTTATACTGATTCTAGCGGAGGTAATGATAATCTAGTTATGTTCCGTAAAGACGCTATTGGAATGCGTATTTGGCAACAAGCTTTTGGTTCTGCAACAGCTTATGCTTCTTACAAAGATGTAGCTTTTACAGACAGCAATATTACAGGTAGCGCAGCTACATTAACCACTGGTCGTACAATCGCTATGACTGGTGATGTAACATACACATCAGGTTCTTTTAATGGTTCCGCAAACGTAACAGGAACAGCAACCCTAGCAACTGTAAACTCTAATGTAGGCACTTACAATAACGTAACAGTTAATGCAAAAGGTCTAGTTACTGCAGCATCAAACGTAAGTTATCTGACAACTGAATCAGATACTTTATCTACTGTTACTGGAAGAGGTAGTACAACTACTTCAAATATTCAGTTAAATAATTCTGCACTACTTTTAGCTGTAAGTGCAGCTACAAAAATAGCTAAACAAGCTGTAACACCTGCCAATATTACAGTCAATACTATTTCAACTCTAGATACATGGGCCACGGCAACATACAGAAGTGCTAAATACACAATTCAAGTAACTCAAGGAACTAAATATCAAGTAAGCGAAGTAAGAATGCTTCACGATGGAACTAACGTAGTAATGAACGAGTATTCTGTTTTAGAAACAAATGCTGCATCTCCAATTCCAGTGACTTTCTCAGCTGCAATCGCTACAGGCACACTAACATTAAGTGCCACTATTACAAACGCAGCAACAACTAATGCATCGATAATTATCGAGCGTACACTATTTGCAGTGTAAGACATATTTGTGGATAGGGAAACAAAATGGCAAATGAATTTAAAGTAAAAAATGGCATAAAATTTGCCGACAATACCATACAAAGTACTGCAGGACCAAGTACTGCAGGTGTAGGAGCTACTGGAACTTGGGGTATAGATATCAGTGGTGCAGCTGCAAAGGTTATTGCAGCAGGTGTATCCGTAGCTAATGCTTATGATGTAGCACTGATTGATACTGGTAATAAATGGGTTCGTAACAGTACTGTAGGATTATTAAAATTTACTCCCGGAGGTTCTGGCAATCTGACTATTAATGGTGCAATAGCTCTGCATAGTAGTAATTATAATAGTTATTCACCAACTCTAACAGGTACAGGAGCTAGTGGTACTTGGGGTATCAACGTAACAGGTAATGCAGGTACAGCCACTACACTACAAACAACCAGAACAATTAATGGTATTTCATTTAATGGTAGTGCTAATATTGTAGTACCTAGTATTTATGACGGAGGATTCACCAGAATTACTAACCCCGGTGGTGCTGTTTATACCACAGGTGCTGGAACTGTTACTGGTGCAATGGTTATTACGCTTCCAGTTGGTATGACTAATACGATGATTCGTATGACTATTAAAGTCTACGAATATACTACAAACGAATCTTTTGAAATTCATTGTGGTAGTTATGCTTATGGCCCCGGCAATACTTGGGCTAATAATCCTTTTGCTTATATTGTAGGAAATCCTCAAGTAGATCGTAGGTTTACAGTACGTTTTGGTTATAATGCAGCAGGTAAAGCAGTCGTATACGTAGGGGAATTATCTTCAACATGGGAATATCCTCAGGTATATGTTACGGACGTTCAACTTGGTTATGGCGGCATGTCCGCCTCATATACCTCCGGCTGGGCTATTGGATTCCAAACTCTAGCTTTTGAAAACGTTACCGCCACAATAGCTAATTCACAAGTCGGTTACTCCGTTAGCACTAATACTGCTAATTCTAGTGTATTAAGAGATGCTTCTGGTAATTTTTCAGCAGGAACTATTACTGCTACTTTAAATGGTACAGCTACAAATGCTACTAATTTATTAGCTAACTTGCCTGTATCACGTTTAAATAGTGGTACAAATGCTTCGGCTACTACGTTCTGGAGAGGCGATGGTACATGGTCAGCCGGGCCAGTAGGACCGCAAGGACCAGAAGGACCGGCAGGACCAGCTGGTATGGATGGAGCGCCCGGTTTAAACGGTGCTGATGGTTTAAACGGTGCCGATGGTTTAAACGGTGTCGATGGTTTGAATGGTGTCGATGGTATAGATGGTGCTCCGGGAGAACCCGGTCCACCCGGTCAACCCGGACCCGGAGTAGCTGCTGGAGGTTCTACAAACTATGTTCTAGTAAAATCTTCAAATACAGATTATGCTACAACTTGGGCAGATATTGGCTGGCCCGGACCTTATGGTGGTGGTGGTTACGCAACATGGAATATTAATATCGCGGGTACAGCTACCAATGTGTTTGGAGGAACTGCTACTGTAACTGCATTAAAAGTCAGTAGCGGCATTATTGAGAATTCAAATACAATTAGCGCAAATTATACTATAGCCACGGGAAATAATGCTATGTCAGCAGGTCCAATTACTGTCACAAACGGTATTACTGTAACAGTACCTAATGGTTCTACATGGACAATAATTTAAGGAGTTTTAATGGGAGTTAAATTACAATCGTCTGCTGGTGGTAGCGTGGAGCTTAATGCTCCTGTTACTACTGCAGCTTATACACTTACAGTTCCAACAACAAGTGGTATAATTGCAACTACAGATCAATTACAGAATTTTAGAAATAAGATTATTAATGGTGGTTTACAGGTATGGCAACGAAATACTTCTCAAACAACTGGAGGTTATAATTCTGTAGATCGTTTTTATTTTGGTTGGTCTTCTGGCTCTTTATCAGTAGTAAAAGGTGTAGATGTTCAACCAAGTATAAGTTCTGATTTAGGTAATTATATGCTACTAGGAGGTACATCTTTAGTTGGCGGTTATATTTTACATACTGTAGAGAACGTAAGAACATTTGCAGGTCAAACTTGTACATTATCTTATTACTACAATAATGTAAGTGGTACAGAAACAGGTACACCTCCTTATCTACGACAAGCATTTGGCTCTGGTGGAAGTACTAGTGTAGACACAGCACCTATTTCAGATACATCAGTACTAGTATTAGGTACAATTTATCGTAGAGTTTTAGTTTTTAATGTACCATCGGTAGCAGGTAAAACAATTGCAGCAGATAATGGCGCATTAACTATAATTATCCCTGTTGCTGGAACTTTTCAGAAGACTTTTTATTCATTACAACTTGAGGGAGGTTCTGTTGCAACTCCATTTGAGCAAAGACCTTTTGGACTTGAGTTGCAGTTATGTCAAAGATATTATCAGCAAAGCACACCTTACGGTTGGGTAGCTCCTTATGCTGGAGCTTATAGTTTAAGATGCGGAATTGCTTCTACTTATAACGGTGTAGCAGCAGAAACGTGTTATATTCCGTTTGCCACAACAATGCGAGGAACACCTACTATTACATTTTACCGTCCTAGTCATAGTACTGGACATGCTAATGCTTTAGCTCTGTATAGTAATGGTACTACTTGGCAGTATCCATCTGTAGCAACAACTGTAGGTTTTGTGCATTCAAGTGGTTTTATTGCCAATATGGATGTAACTGGAAAAGGGTCTAATAGTGGAACTTCTGCAATTACTGAAGGTTCTTGGATCGCTTCTAATGAAATTACCTAAGGATAGTTATGTACACAATCATACAAATGGATAATTTCCATCATAATAAACAGCATATTCTAAGAGAAGATGGCGCATGTATTCCAATGTCAGAAGATAACTCTGATTACTTAGCATATTTAAGTTGGGTAGAAGAAGGTAATACTGCTCCAGTGGTTATCTGGGGTACACAAACACAGCAGGAAGTACAAGAATGACAGTAACAATTAATGGTACAAATGGGATATCTTTTGCAGATTCTTCTTCTCAAGGTTCTGCAGGTTATACTGGTTTTCGAAATAGAATTATTAATGGTTCTTTTGAAGTAGATCAGTATAAATTTTTTGCTTCGCATACTATTCAAAACAGTAATGCTGTATATTTAGTAGACAGATTTTTTGGAACTTCTTTTGGTGCAGCTATCACAGGCCAAATTGTTACAGTACTAAATCAAAAACGCTATAGATTTACAGGTGCTACTGGATGTACTGGAATTACTTTTGGTACTCGATTAGAAAGAGCAAATACATTTGATATCTATGGTAATACGGCTGTATTTTCTATTAAAGCAAGTAGTTCAAGTCTAACATCTATCAATTGGACAGCATATTATGCAAACAGTACAGATGCTTTTGGCACTCTTAACTCACCAACACAGACTCAAATAGCTACTGGAACTTTTACTATTAATAGTACAGAAAATAAATATTCTGCGACTTTTCCAGTTGCTACAGGCTCTGGTATTGCTATAGTTATCAGTACTGGTGCTTTAAACTCTGGTGCGACTTTAACAATAGGAGAATTGCAACTTGAAAAAGGCTCTGTAGCAAGCCCTTTTGAGTTTAGACCTATACAAACCGAGTTGGAGTTGTGTCAAAGATATTACTTGAAACAACAATTAAGTGGAGCATATTTCCAAGACGCATATCAAAACATTGTACAATCATATACAGTTAACAATATCCCACTTCCTGTAACTATGCGTGCAACACCAACTATGTCATTTACTGGGGCTGCATTTACATTAAGTAATATATTTACAAATAACGTGTCCGCAATCAACCCATCTTTGTATTCATGGCAATTACGATGCACTGCAGCAGGTCGTTTCTATGCTCAAGCTCCCGGTACTGGAGCATTTATTGTTGCAGAAGGAGTTGAATTATGATTATACCTTATAAAAAACACATGAATTTTCTAGGTACTGAAGAAGCTACATTTGTAGAACGTATTGTAGACAGCGCCTTCATCCCCTTCGACCCCGCCAATACCGATTACCAAGCTTACCTAACTTGGCTTGCTGAAGGTAATACTCCATTACCTCCTGATCAAACAGAGAAAGAAATTATATAATGAGTACATTAAAAATTAATAATCTTCAAGTTGGTCAGTCAAGTACACCAACCCAAAACTTTACATTATATCAACCAACTGTACCAGACGGAACTGTCCGTCTTGGTAATGGAATTAATGGAAGTGTTACTGATCAATTAATTGTAAACTCTGTTGGGTTAGGCATCGGTGCTAATACTTCAAATTATCTTGAAGTATATAAAAATGGATACTCTCGATTTTCAGTAGCAAGTTCTTTATACGAAGGAGTTGTAATTGGAAGACGATCAGCTAACGATCCTTATGCAACTTTAACATTTAATTCTGGTGCAGCCACTGCACAAAAAATAGAAGGAGATGGTACAGTCAATACATTAAATATGTATACTAATGGCACTTCTCGTTTAAGTATAGATGCTAATGGAGCAATTAAAACACCTTATCAACCTATTTGTCAAGTTACAAGAAATAATGGTTCCGAGACATTTGCAGCCAATACTTCATATGGGTTAGGAAGTCAATTCACTATTAATAGGGGTGGATTTTATAATGGGGGTAGTATTGGCGGCGGCGGCCTTGTTGTTCATGTCCCTGTGGATGGTTTATACAGAGTAACTTTGAACGTATATAAACAAGGTGGTGTATCTGGAAGACGCTTAGAAGTTAAAAGTAGTAGTGGAGGTATTATTTGTTTTACAGAAATTACCGCAACTGGAGATGGTACATATTCATCTTCAGGCTGTATTAATATGACAGCAAATCAGTATATCTACTTAAATGCATATTTACAAGCTTTTCAATGCTATACTGCCCCAATGCACACAGAAGTCACAATCGAATATTTAGGATAAATAATGCAAATTACAATTAATTTAACAGATCATCAATATAAGTGCTTTACCTACTCTGAAATTGATCCAGAGTTTCTTTTTAATAGTATAGCAATCGGGCGATCTAATCAAGCAGAGACTGAAATTGTTTCATTAGCTATTCAAAAACTATTGGAAATTGGAGAACAAATCCCTAATTCTAAAGAAGAGATCGTCAATTTAGCTTTTGACAGGGGTTATGTAATTACTGCTAAGGTTCGTTCAGAGCAAATTATTGAAGCATAATTCATATTTATCTTGATTTTCCAATAAAAATATGATATAATTATGTTTAATATGTATATTAAAAGAGGCTAAAATGCAACCAGAGCAGAAAATTAGTAAAGCTAAAAGTTACGCTCCTACGGATGCGATGAAAAATAATGCCAAACGTGGACTAGCTTTACGTGAAAAATATGGTAGAGGTGGTTTAGATGCTTCCCAAGCTAAAACAGAAGGAGTAGGTTCTGGTGTAGCAAGAGCAAGAGATATCATTAATGGTAATCTTTCTCTAGACACTGTAAAAAGAATGTATTCTTTCTTTAGTCGCCACGAAAAGAACTATGACCCTAAAAAGAAAATGCCAGATGGTGGTCCAACCGCAGGTACTATCGCATGGCTTCTTTGGGGTGGTTCTGCCGGTTTAGCTTTTGCAAGACGAATTCTTAAACAAGAAGAGATTTTAAAAAGCTACACTAAAGATATTACAGAAGAAGAAGTTAATTCAGAAGATAGTCTTCCGGGTGTAAAACTTCCTGTAACAAAAGCTACCAATGATGAATTAAAGCAAGCTACTTTTATAGTAATGGTTCCAGATGAAGTTGATCTTCATGGCGATATTACTAGCGAACAAGAGGTTCGTAAAGCTTGTCATAATTTTAATAAGTACAGTATGAAAGCTAATTTGTTTCATTTAGTTGAAACAAGCACTTTCGAATTCTGTGAAAGTTATGTCTGTCCTTCTGATTTTGTTCTTGGTGACAAGTTCGTTAAGAAAGGCACTTGGGTTGCTACTGTGCAATGTCTTGATGATAGCTTATGGGAACTTATTAAATCAGGCGAAATTAACGGATTAAGTATTGGAGCATTAGCTGCAGTCGAAACAATTGAAGAGGAAGATTAATGGCTACTCGTAAAGCAAAAAGAAAACTCTCAGATATTTCATTTGAGAAAGAAGGCGCTCACGTAGCGTTAACATCTAAAGAACAAGGTGGTCCAGCTAATAGCCATGATTATGCTTTAGTTCTAAAATCAAATAATTTCAGCGAAGAATTTATTGAGAAAATGCAACAAGTCCGTGTAACTATGGAACTGCCTGATTTTCTGTCAAAGTTCTTTAATATGTGGTCTGAAGATGCTAAAGTATTAGCAACTATGATGGGTTATGTAGAACCTGCAGATACACAAGCAATGGAAACTGAAGAAGCTCAAGCTGAAGTTCAAGATTGGATTAAAGCACGTATGGAAGCTTTTGAGATTCTAAAAGCTGCTAATGAAGCTGAGAGTCTTGCTGAAGTCTTATCTACTTTGGATGAAACCGAATATTTAGCTATGTTAAATGATCAAGCTTTAATTGAAAAAGCGTTTAACACAGTTACCGAATCTACAACCGCACAGGTTGCTGATACCTCACCCGCATGCGAGGTTATTAATGAAGAGGTATCTACCTCTGTTGTAAAACAAGAATTGGAGAAATCTAACATGGATGAAGACCTAAAAGTCGAAACCGTTGAAAAAGCTCAATTCGAACTAGTACAAAAAGCTCTTGAAGAGCAAAAAGTACAGCTCGAAAAAGCTATGGAAACAATTGCTCAGTTTGAAGCCGAAAAGAAAGCCGCTGTCGAAAAAGCCCGTAAGAGCGAACTCGTAGCAGTAATTGAAGATGAAGCTAAAGCTGAAACCCTATTTAAAGCTGTTAAGGATGCTTCTGATGAAGACTTCCAAGCAGTTGTAAAAACCCTAGCTGATATTCAAAAATCAGTGCAGGAATCTGCTCTATTCAACGAGCAAGGTGCTTCTACTCAAGAAGAACCTGTTATTCAAGAATCCGCTGTGGCAAAAGTATTAAAAGCCAAGCTCACTAAATAATTTTATTAATTGGAGAAATAATTATGGCAAATCCATTTGCAACAGAAGCAAAACGTCTTTCTAACGTTGTTAAACAAGAACTATGGCCTGAAAGCGGCTATACTCGTGCAGTTCTAACCGTAACTGGTACGAACATTGTTCCCGGTACTCTACTAGACGCTGACGGCATTGCTGCTGCAGCTGCCGATGTAGTTGGTATCGCTATGGAAGAAGCGAGTGGCACTGGCGTTAAAGTTCTAGCCCTCGTAAAAGGTCCAGCTATCGTATCTAAGGGCGGTATCGTTCTAGGTGGTCTTGTTGCTGCTGACGTATACGCTGCTCTAGAAGCCAAGGGTATCGCAGTTAACGATGCAGTCTAATCTGCATTAAATCTAATAACTTATAAGGAATATATAACATGGCACAAGTACGTAGCTTTGAAAAACCATTTGAACTCGTTGATTATACACAAGAACTTCTTCTAGTTCCTAATAAATGGGGTCTAATTAATGAACTCGGCATTTTCCGTGATGAATCTGTTTCCCAACATTCTATCACTGTTGAAGCCAGCGAAGGCACACTAGGTCTAGTAACTGACCAAGTTCGTGGCGCTCGTAACACTATGAACAAGGACGATACACGTAACCTACGTTCATTCGCTATCCCTCACTTCCCTCTAGATGACGCTATCAAGCCACAGGACATTCAAGGCAAACGTGCCTACGGTTCTGCTGACATGGCTGAAACTGAGGCTGCTGTTATCGCTCGTAAGCTAGAGCGTATCCGCATGAACCACGCTGTAACTCTAGAAGCTGCTCGTGCTTATGCTCTTACAACTGGCGCTATCTACGCTCCTAACGGCACTGTAGCTGGTAACTTCTACACTGACTTTGGCGTAACCCGCAAGTCAATCGACTTTGTTCTAGGTACAAGCACAACTGACCTAACAGCTAAGTCTGAAGAAGGTATTGCCCACATTCAGGACAACATCCTAAGTGGCGAAGTAGTTAACGAAATCATCGTTCTCTGCTCACCAACTTTCTTCGCTAAGTTAATCGCTCACGCATCTGTTAAAGAAGCTTACAAGTATTACACTAGCACCCAAGAGCCACTACGTAACCGTCTAGGTTCTGGTGTATATCGCCGTTTCGTACACGGTGGTGTTACATACATCGAATACCGTGGTTCATTCAACGGTACAGCTCTAATCCCTGCTGGCGAAGCTTACATGCTACCTACAGGCACTAACGATATGTTCATCAGCTACTTCTCACCTGCTAACAAGTTCACACACGTTAACACTCTAGGTGAACAAGCTTATGCATTCACATACCGTGATCCTAAGGATTCAGAAATCAGTATTGAAACTGAATCTAACTTCTTGAACCTAGTTCGCCGTCCCGGTGCTCTAGTCAAGCTAACAACTTCTAACTAAAGTTGAGATTGCCCCCTCACGGGGGCTTTCTAACATAAGCACTGCATTGTAACAGATCGAATGTTATTCTGCAGTTTTTATGTTAGAAATAACAAAAGGAAACATTATGACAATTCACGCACTTCGTATGGAATTAGGCGATACTGATGTTACTTTGCCTATTATGTCTGATATTGAATATCGTTATTTCCTAGACAAAAATGATTGGTCTATTCGTAGAGCTGCTTTAGATGCTGCAAAAAGTATTTTATTAAAACTCTCTATGCGTTCAGATGAATCAGTAGATATCTTTAGTGTAAAAGGTACTGGCACTGCTAAACAATATATGCAAGCCTTACAAATGTATATTAAGAATCCTGATCTAAATCAAAATCTTCAAAATCTTCTAGGTTATGCTGGTGGTATCAGTATTTCAGACATGCAAGCAAATAATGCTACATCTGACAATAACATTATTATACAACCTTCTACTTCACCAAGTCTTCCAAATAGCTTTTTCGGAATTTGAGGTGCTAAATGACTAATCAGTTTTTAGTGTCAAGTAAAAGGTTAGTAGAGTCCCACGGTGAACCAATGGTTTACTCAGTAATCACAGAAAGTGAATACGATGTTGAGACCGGACAAACAACTAATACAGAAACAGCTTATACTGTTACAATGTATAAAAAGCATATTAATGCTACTCAATATAACTATCCTAATTTAATCGGTAAAACATCAGCTATGTTCTATTTAGTTAATACTGGTTTATCTTTCGTACCTTCTGTAAACGATAAAATTACAGTAAACTCTGAAACATTTACTATTGGTTCTATTGTTGAACATAGAGCACAGCACGATTTAGCTCTTTATCGTATTATCGCAACTAAGGGTTAATATGATTAAGTGCGATACTTCAAAACTAGAAAACCAACTAAAGAAGTTCCACGAAGAAGCTATTAAGAAACTCGAAGGAATGGTCCAGATTTTTGCTTATCATATTGCATGGAAAGCTATTGAAAATACTCCTTTTGGTGATTCTGAGACTTATGCAAAATACTATAATCTCAAGAGTAGATTACGTTGGTTCTTACCGTATGAAGGTTCAGCTAAAGGTGGTTGGACTGTTACTATGAATCTTCCTTCGAGCATATTAGTGCCAGAACGAGCTGAAAACAGAGAAGCTATTAATATCAAAACAAACGCTGAACAAGATTCGATGACATACAAGTTAGGTGATAAAGTTTACATCACCAACAGTGTTCCTTACATGGCTACAGTCGGATTCACGCAAGGAAGATTTGGTGCATTAGAAAAAGGATACTCAGGTCAAGCTCCTAATGGTGTTATGCAACCAACAAAAGACGAGATTATGGGTGTTTATCAACTACAGTTAAACGAATATTATAAGGCAAGCTAATGGCAATCATAGAAGTCAAAAGAGCTGCTGAAAGGCATCTACAAAATTTAACTCCTGTTATACCTACAGCATGGGAAGGTGTTAGTTTTACACCTCCATCTGAATTGTACCAGAGAGTTCAGTTTATGATTCAAAGACCTACTGATCCTGTATTGGGCAGAGGTTTTCATAGAGAAAATATTACAATGCAAGTTTTTGTTGTAGGTGCTACAAATAAAGGAACTGCTGAAGTAATAAATCGTGCAGAATTAATTCGAGAGCATTTTAGCAAAGGTTTTACTGCGCTAGAAGGTAACGTAAGAATTCATGTACTTAACACACCTCAAATAGCTGGTAACTCAGTTGCTTCAGATCGGGTAATTTGCCCTGTGTTAATCGAATTAGTTGCAGAAGTTTATTCTAACTAATCAACGGGTTTTCTGATACCTTAAATCAGTCATTTTGCAAAATGAATTAATTGGAGAAATATATATGGCAATCGCAAAAGGCACAGCTAAACAAGTTGGCTACAAAAAAGAAACTACTTGGGGTACTATTGCAGGTAATACTGGCGGTAAACTTCTACGCAGAGTAACTGCAAGTTTCAACTTAAATAAAGAAGCATACGAATCAAATGAAATTCGTACAGACCGTCAAGTAGCGGATTTCCGCCACGGTGTACGTAGTGCAGTTGGTAGTCTAAATGGTGAACTATCCCCTGCAACCTATTCTGATTTCATGGGTTCTATCGTAGGTAAAGACTTTGTAACTGCTCCTACAGCTGCTACAGTATCACTAACTATCGCTGCTTCTGGTTCACTCTACACTGTAACTCGTGCTACTGGTTCTTTCTTAACAGATGGTTTCCAAGTTGGTATGGTTGTACGTCTAAGTGTTGGTACTCTAAACGCTGCTAACATCAACAAAAACCTATTGATCGCTTCTATGACCGCTACTGTATTAACAGTTGCTGTTGTTAACGGTACTACAATGACCGCTGAAGGCCCAATTGCTGGTTGCACAGTAACTGCTACAGGTAAAGCTACTTCAGTTCCTCTAACAGGCCATACTGATCAATCTTACTCTATCGAAGAGTGGTACTCTGATATTGCTCAATCTGAAGTCTTCACAGGTATGAAAGTTAATAGCATTGCTGTTCAACTACCTGCTTCTGGTCTTTCAACGATTGACGTTGGTTTCGTGGGTAAAGACCTAGGCCAAACTGGTACTTCACAATACTACACAAGTCCTACTACTCAAAATACTAACGGTATTTTTGCTGCTGTTAACGGTGTAATGCTAGTACAAGGCGCTCCAGTTGCTCTAGTAACTTCTGCTGATTTCACTATTGAACGTGCTACTGAGAATGCTACTGCTGTTGGTTCTAACTCTATTGCTGATATCTTCACTGGTCGTATCCGTGTTACTGGTAATCTAAGTGTTTACTTCCAAGATAATACTTTCCGTGGTTACTTTGATGCTGAAACTCCAGTATCACTAGTTCTGGCTTTGACTTCAAATTCAACAGCCACTGCTGATTTTATCACTTTCACTATCCCTAAAGTCAAGCTATCTAGCTTTGATGTGGATGACGGTGAATTAGGTGCTGTAGCTTCTACAAGCTTCCAAGCCCTATTGAACGATGTAACTACTGCCGGTCTACCAGCAACTACAATTCAGATTCAAGACTCACTAGCTTAATAGCTGTCTAAACCCCTTGGTTAACTCCGAGGGGTTTTTTCATTTGTAGAACTGATTATACCCTCTTGATTTTCTTTGAAATATATGCTATAATTGTATTTCAATAGCAAGGTGAAAACCTTATTTTAATAACATTGAAAGGAAATATTATGTCATTTGACCTAAGTAAAAACAATTTTGCAGAAACTGCAGAAGCCGGTTATGAGTTCGAACTAAAGCTTCCCGGTACTGGTGAAGGCACTGGTGCTTTTATTACTATTCGTGGCGATCAGTCTAAGACCGTTAAAGCATACGCCCGTAAGAAGTATGCAGAATTTAAACTAAAAGAACAACAAGCTAAACGCCGTGGCAAAGAAGCTGACGATATGACACTAGACGAGGCAGAAGAGTTAGCCATTGAGTCCGCTGTCGTTCGTGTTATCGATTGGAAAGGTATCGCTGAGAGTGGTAAAGATGTTCCATTTACCAAAGAGAATGCAGAGCGTATCTTTAAAGAGCATCCTTGGATTCGTGAAGCGGTAACGGAGGAATCTGGTCAGATTCTAAACTTTCGACCCGCTTGAGTTAGATACTACTGTTGATTATGCAAAGCAAGAATTCGCTTTTGGTAAACGATCAAAAGATGGTTCAACTTTAAGAGATCAGCTCAACTCTGTATGGAGACAAACAGGCATTAAACCTAAGGAGTTCAATGATTTAATTGAACTTCCTGAAAGCTGTATGTCAGTTTGGAAATGGTTTATTGACTTACACAATGCTAGAGGCTCTAATGGCTTCGGTATTAATCCGATCAACTACACAGAGATTAAAGCATATTTCGATTTGATAGATGTAATACCCGAAGAGTGGGAAATTATACTAATTAAACGATTAGATAATGAAGCTTTAACTGCTTATGCAAAAGAAGCTAAGGAAGCTGAGAAGCGCAATCAACAAAAGAAATAACAGTCAGCCTCCTATTCGGAGGCTTTCTTATGTATATTACTAATAGTATATATAAGAAAGAATTTATACTGTATAAATATATAACTGGAGCATATTATGGCACTAAATTTAGAAGAACTAAAGTTTACCGTAGACACTACAGAACTTGATGCTGCCACCAAGAAGATCAGTGCATTAGGTGATGCACTTAGTAAAGTAAATAAACCAACTAAACAAGCTGCTATTGATGCAGAAAAATTAGCACTGGCTCAAGCTAAGACAGCCTTGACTGCCGCTAAGACAGAGGAAGCAAATGCTAAAGCCGCCCTTGCTGCTGAAAGATTAGCTAAGTCTCAAGATAGTGCTACTGGTTCTTCAAAAAATCAAGTATCTGTTTTAGAGAAACAAATTATGGTCCTAGAGTATATGGCTCAGGGTCACTCAAGAGGTCAAGCTTCAATGATGGCTACAGCTAAAGTAGCTGGTGCTGTTAGTAGTGAGATTGACGAACTAAGTAAAACTTTACGCACACAACGTACTTTAATGGGCACTGATCCATTCGATAAAAGTATCGGTGCTTTAGAGTCATGGACAAATAAACTAAAAGTTGCTGAAGAAGTTGAGCAATTATATAATAAAAGTCTTGGTCTAACTAAGACGCAAATGCAAGAACTTGCTATTGAAAAGCAACGTCTAATCGCCTTATCCGTAATGGAGGGTAAGTCAACGCAACAAGTAGAAGCTGAGTATCAAAAAATTATTGGTATTGCTGGTGCTCTTGCACAAAAGCAAAACGTGATTACTGGTACGATTAAGCAACAAGAAAAAGATGCCTCTAATGCAGCTAAGGCTACAGCCTATCTTGCAGATGCGGACGCTCGTTTAGCTGCTGCTTTAGATGTTTCTAACGCCAAACTCGATAAGGCTGGTAGCGATGCTCTGGTCAAATACGAGAAAGCCTTACGTCAAACAGGTATGAGTTCGGACGAAGCTGCAGTTAAATTAGCTAAAGCTAAAACTCAGTTCGATGCCATTGCAGATAAAAAGCAAGCAGATAAATTACAATACTTGGCTCGTGCTATTTCTGTTCAGATGGGTGACGTTGGTATCTCATTAGCTTCTGGTATGAATCCTCTGTTGGTTATGATCCAACAAGGTGATCAGATTCGTGGTGCTATTCAACAAGCTGGTGCAAGTGGTAAACAATTAGAGCAAGCTATGGCTGGTGCTGCAACACAGATTGCAACTTCCTTCTTGCAAACTGGTCAAGCTATTGGTGGATTCTTTGTTAATGCAATTAAGGCAAGTGGTAAAGCTGTAACAGATTTTGCTATGCAGATTACAGGTACTGAACAAGTGCTTGAAAGACTAAGATATAGTATTGCTTTATCAGCAGGTTCTGATAGTAAGTTAATGTCTTTATTTAAAGGTGCTGCAGCTGGACTACAAATTCTAACAGGTGTTCTCTTAGTTTCCGCAATTGCAGGTTTTATTGCTTTAGCTAAAGGCTTGTACGATGTAGTAAAAGAGCAAGATGCAATGACGGTTCAACTAGTTAAAACTGGAGCTTCATTAGGCATTAATACGACTGGTGCAGTAGCTTATGCAGAAGCTTTAAATAGTGTTGGAGTCAATTCAGGTACAGCTTTAAAAGTTATGCAAGAGATGGCTAAAGAAGGTGGTTTCTTGGCTGGTGAGATCAATATGGTTGTAACCTCAGCAAATAATTTAAAATTTGCAGGTGTAGCTATTGAAGATACAGTTAAACAATTTGCTAAATTGAAAGAGAAGCCAGTTGAAGCATTAAATGAGATAGCCAAAGCAACTGGTTTGGTGGCTCCTGAGGTATTAAAAGTTGTATTAGAATTATCGAAGCAAGGTAAGGAAAGTGAAGCAGCTGCTGTAGCAATGAAGGCATATGCTGATGTTACTATACAACAGAAAGATAGATTAAAAACAGAGTTATCCGATTTTGCAATTTTTATGAAGAGCTTATCTTCTAATGTTGGAGATTTCTTTGACGAGGTTTTCAGAGCACTGTGGAGAAAAGCATCACCGACTGAGAATTTAAAAAGACAGATTAAAGAAGTAGAGGAAACTATTAGATTAGGTACTCAAGCTTCTCCTGCGACTAAGGCTAATAATGAGGCTACGCTCGCAGCGTTAAAAGAACAGTTGAAATATTCTCAACAAGCAAGTGATAATGATCAGACTCGTATTTCAGATCAAGCAAGACTAAGTAAAGTTTTTGGAGAATACGCTAAAGATGTTTCTCAGTTTTCATCTAATAAAGATAAACGAGAAAAAGAAATTGCTGAAGCTCAATCTAAATATCAAGGGCTTGTTAAAGCAGGTTTAATTACTCAAGTGGAATATGAAAAACTTCTTCAAAATATTAGAGATAAATATAAAGATGAGAAGGGTCCAGCTGTAACAGTTTCAGCCAGCAAAGATTTAAGCATAATCCAAAAAGATTATAACGAACAATTGAGACTTGCTGAAGGTTTTGCGAAAGATGAACGCTCTATCTTAAAAGCTCGTTTTGATGCAGGTCTAATTGAACGTGCTGATTTTATTGCACAAGATACTGACTTATTAAGCCGTTCTGAACAAAAGCAATTAGAGGTTATTAATAGTTTTAGTGCTAAGTATAAGACAGCTTACGAAGCTCAAGCTACTTTACTAGCACAAGCTTTCGGCAAAGCTAAAGACCCTGAGAATAAAAAACAACTTCAAGAACAACTAGTTAATTTAACTAAAGATTTTGAAGAGTTTAATGCTACTGTTGAGGATACAAAATCAAAAATAGACTCCGCATTTAGCGCAAGAGAACAAGTTGCTCTATTAGAGTTTGAGAAAGCAGCTTTTGCTAGTACAAAGACTTTTAAAGAGTATGCTAAAGCTCAGGAAGATATTGCTGAAAATAAAAGAATTGATCTTGAATTACAAGATAGACTAACTAATGCGTATGGTGCAGAAGCTGCAAGTATTAAAGCTGTTGCTGATGAAACTAAGAGACAGACTGCTGAAGTTTCCAAGTTCACTAAAGCACAAGAAGAAGCTTATAAACAATACTTAATTGTATTGAACAATCCTAATGCTTCTGGTACTGAAAGAGGTGCTGCTTATAGCGCATATATTACTGCGATGACCAATGCTAACAAAGCAATCGATATTGCTAGAACTAGTATTGTACAAGCTGGTATTGATGCTGAAATATTATACTATAAACAAGAATACAATCGTGTCAATGAAGAGATTACTAAAGCTCTTGTAGACAATCTAGGTAAAGGTTGGAAAAATACAGGTAAAGCATTGAGAAGTGTTTTAGAAGCTGAACTCAGAAAAGAGATTACTGTTAACATTAGAGCTGTGGTTGATATAGTTTCATCAGGTTTAAATAGCCTTCTTGGTGGCGCTAAAGGTAGTACTCTTTCTAGTACTATTGGAAGTCAAATAAGTGGTATCGCTATAGGTGGTACAACACTAGGTGCTGCTGCTAGTGCTTTTGGTCAAGGTGTAGTCTCTGGTTTCAGTATGGGTGCTCCTGTGTCTTCTATAGGTTCTGCAACATCTGGTGCATTCAATGCAGGTGCTGCTGCTGCTCCTACTGCGGGTGCTGTTGCTGGTGTTGCTGCAAATAGAGTAATCAGTCAAGACTACGAAATCAGCAAGACAATGACAAAACTACAAGACGTAGCTACTGTCGCTGCTGCTTTTATTCCGGGTCTAGGTCCATTAGTTGCATTAGGTGTAGGTGCTGTAAGTGGTGTAGCTAATCGTGCCTTTGGTATGAAGGCTAAGGAGATTACTGGTGAAGGTATTGTAGGTACTCTTACAACTCAAGGTGCTGATGTAAAAGCATTTGAAGACTGGTTCCAAAAAGGCGGTTGGTTTAGAAGTAATAAATCAGGTAGAAACTTTTCTAAGGTATCTGATACTCTTCAAGAATATTTAGATATTTCTTTAGTTGGTTTAGATGTAACTACTAAGAAATATGCTGATGCGTTAGGCTTAGATGCTTCTGGATTGAAAGATGTTACTAAGAGTATTGAGTTAAATCTAAAAGGTCTTTCTGGTGAAGAACGTCAGAAAAAGATTGATGAATATCTTAGTGGTTTTGGTGATGACCTTGCTAAAAAACTAGGCTTAGAATCATACGATGCTTTAGAGAAACTTGGTGAACAAGTTTTACAACAGCGTTATGATTTAGAAACACAGCTTCTAACTCTACAAGGGGATACAGTTACTTTACGAGCTAGAGAACGTGATAAAATCTATGAAACTAATCAAGCGTTATTTGACCAAGTTAAAGCCCTAGAAGATTCAAAAGCCGCTGCTGAAGCTGCTGCAAAAGTTACAGACGAGAAAACTAAACTCGAACAGCAATTAGCAATTCTACAAGGTAAGACAACTCAAGCTGCAGTTGATCGTGCTGCTTTACTAAGTGATGAAAATCGTGGTATCTACGATCAAATCCAAGCATTGCAAGACAAGACTAAAGCTGAAGAGGCTTATAAAGCTGCATTGGAATCTGCTACTAAATCAGTTGTCGATGAGATTGCTCGTTTACGTGGTGTTGATACTAACCAAGCTGGATTAGAGGCTCAATTTGCTATTCTAACTGCTCAAGCAAGAGCTGGTGATACTACCGCACTAGGTAAGTTACCAGAGGTCACAAAAGGCTTAGAACAGATTGCTGGCGCTACTGCTGTCAATGCTACTGATATTGTAATGGCTCGTGCTCGACTTGCACAATCTTTACAAGATACTTTAGGCTATACAGGCGCAAATGGATTCTTGAGTGCTTCTCCTACTGCTACTTCTATTTCTGCTATTTCTGCTTCAGGTACAGGTGCAACAGCAACTGTTAGTGCTACTTCAAGTAATCAAGAATTGTTATCTGCATTAGTTACAGAAGTTCAAGGCCTACGTGCTGAAGTAAGAGCTGATGTATCTCACAATGCTAAGACAGCTAAGATTCTAGAACGTGCTAACCAAGATGGTGAAACACTAAGTGTATCAGCTACTATTGATGGAGGTGTCGTTTGACAACTACTTTACAATTAAAACGAGGTACTAGGGCTAAGATCGATGCCCTAGCTTCTACAAGGGGTTTACTGGAAGGTGAACCCCTTTTTATTACCGATGAAAATAGATTTGCAGTGGCGAGTTCTACAACTGCTTACAGAGCTACAACTCTAGGTGGTGAGTGGGCAGCTAAGATTGGTCAAACAAGCTGGATATCTGATTATAAATTTAGATACAATAGTGGTCAAGGTAACGGATCAAGTTTAGATTGGGTATCTTCTACTGATGGTATTTATGTACTAAAATCAGGATTATATATTTGTAGGGCTACAGCAAGAGCTAATGGTGTTGGTGATACTTATATTGGATTAGGTTCCAATGGTAATAGAACTAACTTAGAAACTAGAACATTAGGTGCTTGGGAACATAGTCACGCAGGTTATAATGCTGCATATACAGAATCAAGTTATTGGGGTTATTTATATGCAGGTGAATTAATAACAGCAGGTACTCCTACAGGTCTACAAACAAACATTTCGTATGCCGCTGCTGGTTATATGGGTTGCCTTCGTATTATGAGGATCGATTAATGCCTAAATATTATTTAAAAGATAAACAGCGTTTCGCAATTCCGCAAGTAGACACACTAGATAATTTTATTACTATCTCAGATATTGAATATCAAAATTTAATTGAAGGTGTTAATAAAGGTAATCGAGTCGAGTGCATTGAAGATAATCTAGTACTAGTTCCTAATGAAGTTCCAGATAATTCTGCTATTGAATATAGAATGCTACGTGCTCAAGAATATCCTCCAATTACAGATTATATTGATGGTCTTGTAAAAGGTGATCAACAACAAATAGATGAATATATTGCTAAATGTCTAGCAGTTAAATTAAAATATCCAAAACCAGAATAAGAAAGATAAACTATGAACTTAGTAAAACCAGAACCAGTGACAACTACTGGCTCTATTACTAGAAGTACTGTAGGTACTTATTTTGATATAGCTGGGGTAATGCAAACTGCAGCAATTGATACTGTACGTATTAATTATGATCCAATTACTCATGAATTTTTAGGGGTATTAATTGAAAATGCTGCTACTAATATTTTACTTAACAGTACCACTCTGACAACTCAAAGTGTAACTGTAATAGCTACCTCTTATACCTTATCTTTCTATGGTACAGGTACTATCGTACTATCGGGAGCAAACGTTGCTACAGTGGTTGGAACTGGTACTTATCCTGTTAGAACAACTTATACGTTTACACCGACAGCTGGAAGTTTAACACTAACCGTGACAGGCACAGTCACAAAAGCCCAGTTAGAATTAAATGGTAGTGCAACAAGTTGGATAAATACAGCAGCAACAGCAGTTACTCGTGCCGCAGATATTATTACCGGCTCTGGATTAGTTTATACAAACTTAACTAATGCTTATGCTGAGTGGTCTTCTGGAACAACTTATGCATTAGGTACTTCTGTATCATATGGTATTTTAGGTACGTATATTAGTTTACAGAATAGTAATTTAAATCAGAATCCTATAACTGCTACCTCTTATTGGTCAAGAACAGGTCCAACAAATAAAATGGCGGTTTTCGATGACCAAATTAGTAGTATATCTAGCTCAAGTTCAGATATTATTTTTGCTGTTACTGCTTCTTCTATTGACACGGTAGCTTTACTTAATGTGACCGGAAGTAAAACTAGCATAGCGGTAACTGATACTGGTTTAAAAACAAAAATTTATCATAATGCTCAACAACTTACTGGTGGAGATTCCTTAGATTGGTATAGCTATTTCTTCTATGATTCTGATACAATAAGAACAATGAGTGTTTATATGGATATTCCTACAGCCTCTAATGTTTTAATTACTATTAAAATTTCTGGTACAGGGACTATTAGTTTAGGAAGTTTTATCACAGGAATAATGAAATTTATTGGAGATACTCAATACGGTGTTAGTGCTGGTATTATTGATTACTCCAGAAAAGATACTGATGAATTTGGTAATATAACTTTCATTAAAAGAAACTATAGTAAACGAATTAATGCCAGTGTTTCCCTTACAAATGCTAACTTAAATAAAGTACAACGTATTTTATATCAAATTAGAGCTACACCTGTACTCTGGCTGGCTAGTACAGATATTCAATTTGAAGAGCCATTAATTACATATGGTTTCTATCGTGATTTCTCAACTGAAATTTCATACCCTACTCATTCGATTTGTAATTTACAAATTGAAGGTTTAATTTAATAAGGAAATAATATGGCTATTACAGCTTTACCAACACCACCAAGTAGACAAGACCCTACAAACTTTAATGACAGGGCTGATTCATTTTTAGGTGCATTACCTCAATTTCAAACCGAAGCTAATGCTCTTCAAACTAACGTAAATACCAGCGAAGTTAATGCTGTTAATTCTGCAGCTGCTGTACTAGCAGCAACTAATATTGTAAAATGGGTGAGTGGTACAACATACGATAATGGCGCTGTTGTATGGAGTCCAATCAATGGTTTAGGTTATCGTAGAATTACTGCTTCTGGTTCTGGAACAACTGACCCATCTGCAGATACAAGTAACTATAAACAAGTTAATGGTACAGGAGATGTATCCACTTCTGGTGATCAAACAATTGCAGGAACTAAGACGTTTACATCTACCATTGCTGGAAGTGTAACAGGTAATGCTGGAACAGTTACAAATGGTGTGTATAATACTGGTAATCAAACTATTGCTGGAACTAAGACTTTTACGTCTACAATTATAGGCACGGCAACTAATGCTACTTTAGCTGCTAAAGCTTCTACTGTAGCTTCAGGTGGTGGTGACGGTACAGCTATTCAACTTAATTGGTCCGGTTTTGGTGGACAGCCTACTTGGATATTTGGAGGAGAAACTCCGGGTAATGTAAACGTATATAATCCGGGTAATTTCAACGTTAATAATGCTAATACTGTTAATTTTATCTCACCACAACAAGTTTTGAATGCTACAGCAGCAGCAGGTGCTGGTTCTGTAGGTTCTTATGCATTTTTAAGAACAACTTTTTCCCAGACGACTGCAAATGTAACCGCATCATATGGACCGGGCACAACTCACGCTGGTTCATCTTTGCGTTATAGCGGCACTGGTACAGGTGGTACTCTTGCCCCTGCCGGAACATGGAGGGCGCTGGGAGAGGCATGGGGAGTTACTTCTGATGGATATAATTATTTTTATATGCCCGGCGCTACTGTTTTTCTTCGTATTTCTTAAGGAATGATTATGCAATCTAAGTTAAATGCTATAACAAATCCACGTTGGGCGAATGCTGAAAAAACTCAAATTGATTGTGAAATTACCACAAGCCAGTTTGGGGATGAGGTTTTACCTTTCACAGCTTCAATAAACGATGTTGAACAACACGGTAGAGATATTTTTAACGATATTGTTACTGGTAAATACGGTATTATCACTGATTATATTCCACCACCTATTGTAGAAATTATCACAAGACAACCTGCAACAATTCCAGTGGAGATTCTATGAACCAACCAGACATTAACATCGGATGCGTAGCTAATCTTTATTCCAGAATGATGCATTTTCAAAAAGCTGGTGATGTAGAAATTGGACATACTCATCAGTTTGATCACTTAACTCTTCTGGCTAAAGGACGGTTAAAAGTAGTTGTAGATGGTAAAGAGTCAATTTTCACTGCACCACAAATGATCTATATTAAAGCAGATAAAGTACATGAGCTTACCGCTTTAACTGATCAAACAGTTGCATACTGTATTCATGCATTACGTGATAAAGAAACCAATGATATTATTGATCCTAGTATGATTCCAGAAGGTGTAAATCCATTGGAACTAGCTGGTAAATTGATCACAAATTAACCCTTGATTTTTATCAACCTTAATGATATAATAGTAGTTATCATAATAGACCACCTTCGGGTGGTTTATTCATTTATAACTCAGATAGTGAAAGTAGAAGTATGGCAGAGCAAATTGAACACCGTGTTATTAAACTTGAATTAAAAGTTGAAGATCATGCAGAAGAATTGAAGAAGCTTCAAGACATTTCTACTGATCTACGCAATTCTTTAACAGGCATAGAAAAAACTTTAAACCAAATTAAGTACCTAGCAATGGGTGCCGTATTTGTAATTGTAGCTCAATCAGTTGGAATTACAAATATTCTTAAAATGTTTATTGGAATGTAATGAAAAAACTGCTATTGGTATTATTGTTTCCTTTAGTAGTTTTAGCTCAAAACAGTGCTTCGGTTGATAATTTGAGCACTAATCAACAGGGTTCGAATATAAGTAATAACTCAAATAATTCCTCTAGTAGTACTACCTATAATGGTAATGCACCCGGTTCAACACCCCCACCTAGTGCTATGGCTCCAAGCTTTATGTCTGGAGGTTCAGATTCATGTTTATTAGGTTATGGTGGGAGTGTCAGTTCTACTATTATCGGGATTAGTGCAGGTTCTTATATGAGAGATGAGCAATGCGAACTATTAAAGTTATCAAAAACTTTAAATGATTTTGGTCTTAAAGTAGCTGCTGTAGCAACTTTATGCCAAGACCCACGAGTTTATCAGGGCATGGCGATGGCAGGTACACCTTGTCCATATCTAGGAGCTATTGGTAAACAAGCTACTTTATTGTGGCAACAAAATCCTTCAATGAGGCCAGATTATGGTATCTTTAAAACACTCAAGCCAATCTCTACAAGCACAGGCATTAGGATTGATGATAGCGGCAGTTTGTCTGATAAGTTCAGGACAAGCAAACGCTCAACTAACAGCTCAACAGAGCGCAACGATAACTAATCTACAAAACAGTAGTCTAGTTATTAAGAATCAAATTAGTTCTGGTATTAAGATTAGTAATAATCTAAGTACAACTGCGAATAACTATCTTATTGCTGATCCGAATATATATCAAACGGGTATAATCACAGATGCTCAGGTAAAACAATATAATAGTTCTTTGTCTACTTTTCAGGCTACAAATTTTTATACAGCTAGACAATTACTAGAAGATAATGCAAAAGTTAATAAAACACTTATGCAAAACTCTATCTCGGAACTTGCTAAATCTGCTGTAGCTTTACAGTCAGCTGTTACTGTAAATCAAATCTCAAACACAGCAAACGATTCTCCTACAGCTCAGGCTGCTCAGGCTGCAATCACAGCATCAGGACTTAATAAAGACATTAAGCAATCTGACGTAGCTTCTTATAACACTTCTTTAGCAAACGTAAACGAATACGCAACTAAAGCAGGTGCTTTTCTGGCTGCAGCTAATAATAAACCCCTTACAGACAAAATTGATTTATCAGCTACAAATTATAATAAGAGTCTTTACAACTCTAGTGTAACTTATGGCTATTCTAAAGATATGCTTAATATTGAGATACCTAATAGCTACTCCCTAAGTTTTACAGGTTTTCTTAAAGATAGTCAAGTTTCAGCAACTCAATTTTTTCAACAACCACAAATATATGGAGATAGATAATGAGTCTTGAGACTACAGAATTATCAGTCGGTGGTGTCAAATTTAGAGGCATTGTAATTGCCGTAGTATTTTCAATTGTATCTTCCGTTAGTGGAGGTGTTTGGTGGGCTAGTAAGCAAGTAGCCCGTTTTGAACAATTAGAAACTACAGTTAATGCTATTAAAATGCCTGATGGTGAACCATTGGTAAAATTAATCGAGCAAGTTGACACTTTAGAAAAGAATCACAATGCTACTATTGCTAAACAAAGTGATCTAGAAGCTGTTTCAAATAAACATACCACAGAATTAGGAAGTATGAAGACTCTGATTGAATCCAACGATGTTGCAAAACTTCAAGGGTCTATTGCGTCTTTAAAAACTACTGTAGATGGTGTAAGTGTGTTTACTCGTGATGTGCAATCAATGCGAGAAAGCATGGTGATTCTCAAACGAGATGTTGATGATCAATGGAAAGCAATCGACCAGTTAGGTGCTGGTTCTTTAAAAGGTAAATAATATGTCAAAACAATTACAATCTAACTCAGTATATAACCAATTCGATATGGATGGTGATGGTGTTGTAACAGACGAAGAACTTAATCGCAGTGAAAGAATGCTGCAGATTGAAAATATGGATAAGCTTGCTGATCAACAGCGTCTAATGGCATGGGCAGCTTTAGGTCTTCCTTTCGCAATCATTATTTTCATGAGCCTACCATTTGTAACTGCAGAAAAAGCAGGATTACTAATGGGTCTTGCAACTACATTTGCTGCAGCTATGGGTACTATTGTTGTTGCTTTTATGGCAGCTACAGCTTATATCCGCACCTCCCTACATGAATCAAATAAGGATTAATATGAAACTAACCGTTGGATTAACTATAGCGGCTTTTGTAGCCGGTTTTGTTGTTCAAGGTTGGCGTATGAATTCTATCATAAGTGATATGGAAGCCTCCAATACAAAAGCTTTAGCTATCGCTACGGCCCAAGTTATGGAGGATTCTAACAGACTACAAAGGAAAAAAGATGCAGCTATTGAAGAAGCTAGTCTCAAAGCTAAACAAAACGCTGTTGCTGCCTCTAATGCTCGTGATGAGCTTGAGTGGGTGCGGGAGTACAACCAACGTAATAGCACCGCCATCTCTACAGCTTCCTGCACCTCCGTTAGAGACTACGCAACAACCGCAACAACCGTATTCGGAGAGTGTTCAGCTGCTCTTACAGAAATGGCGAGAAAAGCTGATGGACACGCCCTTGACGCAAAAACTTTAACACAGGCTTGGCCTACAAATAAGGATATTAAATGACACAACTTTCTAAAAACTTTTCACTCGCTGAACTTACCTATTCAGGAACAGCTGTAAGTAAAGGTCTAGACAATACTCCAAGTCCAGAAGCTATCGCAAGTCTTCAAATTCTAGTAGACAATATTCTACAACCAATTCGAGATAAAAAGGGCAAACCAATTAAAATTAATAGCGGTTATCGTGCTCCAGCTGTGAATGCTTCTGTTGGTGGTAGTACTAACTCTGATCATTGCAGAGGTCAAGCTGCTGATATTGAAATCGCAGGTATTGCTAACGGTGATTTAGCAAAATGGATCGTAGAAAACTTTAAGTTTACTCAAGTTATTCTAGAGTTTTATACACAAGGTGTTCCAGATAGCGGATGGGTCCATGTATCTTACAACCCTGCTGATCTAAAATGCCAAGTGCTTACTGCTGTAAAACAGAACGGTAAGACTATATACTTACCCGGCATTCAAATTTAAAAAATAAACCCCGATATCCTTTACAGGACTCGGGGTATTTTTACGTCTGTACTTTATGCACAGAACTCTTTTAATTGTTCAGAGGTCATATATCCGCTTTTGCGCTTTACAACCATATTATCCTGCATCAATAATACAGTAGGAACTCCACGAATATTATATTCTACAGTAGCTGTTGGATCAGCATCAATGTCGATTGTACTGACTGGAATACCAAGATCAGTTTCAGATAATGTTTTTCCAAGCATTTTGCAAGGCTGACACCAGTGAGCTTTAAATACTACTAAGTTTTTCATTTCATTTCCTTATAAAAAGGGCCGAAGCCCTTGTTGTTATTGACAAGCTTCACATTCACCTTTAGCGGCTTGTACACCAGCTTGAGTATAAATGTAGTACAGAGCTAATATGTTTGGATCACGGAAGGCTTCAGAGTGAACTTCAGCAATCCAAGCAGGGTCTTCATCTGCAGCAAAGAATAAGTTCAATGATTGCCATTGATCAATATACATGCTACGTGCAGAAGCTAATCTTAACACAGCTTTCTGGTTGATTTCGAACGCAGTCTTAAAAATTTCTTTCTCTTCTGCAGTCAACCAACTCACATGCTGAACAGAACCTTGCTTGTCCGTAATCTCTTGAATGTGTTTCTTGGTGTAAACACCTTTGCGTTTCATCGACTCAAGTAATACAGGATTCAAACGATCTACTTCACCAGCAGCTGTCATCTGAGTATAACTCATTGCAGGATCGGGGTTAATACCTTCGGAAATACCACCCATTAATAATGCAGTAGATTTTGTAGGTGCAATAGCAATACGATGCGTATTACGCAATCCATAACCTTTACACCATTCAGGTTCACCTAGCAGTTTAGCCAAATCTTTTGAAGCACGTAGTGACTCTTCATCAATGTGCTTTTGAATCTCTTGGCTTAACCGATGTGCTTCAAATCCTTCAAACGGTAGACTTTCTTGCATAAACAATGTATGAATACCGCACAGACCCAAACCTAGTGCTCTGCCTTTGATAGTGAATCGTACAGCCTTTTCTAAGCCCGGAACACCTTGTGCTCTTTCGATAAACTCACTAGCAACGCAATCCAAGAAAATCGTGGCCCAATATACAGCATCTGTATTCTTCCATTCAGGATATTTTGCTGCATTCTTAGATGATAGTACACAAGTATATGTGTGCTCTTCATCATTGAATAACATAATCTCAGAACATAACTGAGAGTTATTAATCATTAGCCCTAAGTCTTTGTACATTACTGGACGTTTAGCATTGGCTTTATCGATAAAGAAGAAGTAACCTTTACCAGTAACCATTTTTACTTTCATGGCCTTCTGGAAACGAGTAACAGCTTCTTGATCACCAGCATCTAAACGATCAATAAATGACTGTCGAATTGTCCAGCCAATATTCAGGTCATCCGGTTCTGCAGAAATATGCTCAACTACTTCATGGAAATCACCATGCTCAATATCCAGATAGCAAGCCCAAGCACCTCTACGTGCAGTACCTTGTGCAACGTTACGCATTGCATTAACGTGCTCTTTAATGACTGGTAATACACCGCTGGCTTTACCACCAATGCTGATCTTAGAACCACGAGGACGAATACTACTGAAATCAGATGCAGTGCCGAAACCGTTTTTAGTCAGCATAGCTACTTCATGCAAATTACTGTAGAAGCCATCAATTGAGTCCGTAACGACTGTTCCTGAGCATGATACTGGCATACCCCTTGTCGTACCCATATTAGCCAATACAGGAGTACTAGGAGACAGCCAACCCTTCCATAGCAACTCAAAGAACTTTGCTTCAGCTTCAGGAAGCATAGGAACATGTTTTGCTGCAGTAGAGGCTATCCGTTCAAACTGACCACGAACAGAACGACCGTTAGTATCCCATTCATATTTCTCTTTGAACATCTGATAACCTGCTGTGGTGTACCACTGTGGAACTAAATCTTGCTCTTGTAGCTTCTTACGCTCTTCACTCAACTCTTTATAGATATTCTTACTCATTCTGCTGCCTTCCATACAAACGCTGATTCATCCCAATTACGGTGATACTGATTACCCATTCCGCTGAAGAAGTCATTAAAGGAATAATCATTAATACCTTTATAGAACCACTCTGCAATCGGGTTATATTTTACATCATATTCTTTTTCAAATCCAAGTTGCTTCAAGCACTCATTGACTCTAGATTGCACGAAATTTTCAAGTTGATGTGCAGTGATACCTTTGATTTCACCTTGCTCAAATAACTTGGCAATAATCTGGCACTCATGTTCATAAAGCTTTCGTGCAACTAATCGAACTTGTTCTTCAATTGCCAACTTGTGCAATTCAAAAGCTTGCGGTGAAAGAGTTTGCTTTAATTGCTCTAGTTTATATTTGAATGCCCAAGCACCACCTACAGAATGCATATTTTCATCACGCACTGAGAAATTGATCCCACGCACAACATTCATTAGCTTATTCTTTCCTTGTGATTGGTAGTGCTTCAAAAAACCGAAAGATGAATATAAGATTACACCTTCTACCATTGAAAAAGCAGCTAATGAGATTAGGTCATCCTCGTGATCAATAATCTCACCAATATGATCTACTCGCTGCTTTAAAACAGGGTCGTTCAAATACGATGTGTAAAACTCTGGCGTATCAATGTGTAATAGTTGATTGATCTTATTGTAAAACGGAGCATGTACTGCAAGTTCGAACATAGAGAAGACTGAAGCCATTCGATGGAATTCTGCACCATCAAACATATTCTTAAAACGTCCACCCCAATATTCAGAACCTGCGTGTGTTTCGTAGATACTAAATAGTTTCAATGTAGTAATAACTGCATGCTTTTCAGCTGGAGTGAAGTTTACTAGTACATCTTGAATATCTTTCTCTACTTTAATTTCATCTGGTAGCCAAAATACTTTTAGTTGTTGATCTGCGAACTCAATTGGTTCTTTTCTTTCGTTAATTGGCAACAGGTGCTTATCTAGCATTATTCTTCCTCTGTGATTGTATTGTATCGATCTCTAGCTTCCAGCATTGCTTGTGCGTCTTCTGTTTCATATCTGGCTCGATAGAGGTCTTCTGTTAGTTTACTTCCACTTGCCTTATCAATGGCTGGCTTACTTGCATAGCCACTCATAATCCAAGCTTCATCAATTCTCTCTTCTCCTACCCATCGACTGCAAACCACGATCTCATTCATTCGGTTTCTGTGCTGCAAACCATCTTGGCGCTGGAATGGCTTATTGATATCCATTCCTAGTGAGTACAGAAAGCTTTTAAACTTAATCTCTTGGTTTTCAAACTCTGCTGAATAATTTGGCATTACTTTTACAATTTCAGATTCAGAGATAATGCATAGTGCCATGATAGCACTTGGACGAGGTGGGAACTTTAATTTTTTGTTCATATACTACCTTTAAAAATTAAGAGAATAGTGATTATATCACAGGGTTTTTGGTAAAGCAAGGTCGGTTTTTTCTTTTTGTAGCTCAGGATTATACATGAACTCCAGCAAGAACATCGCATTAACGGCTACAGCAGACATATGACTGATAGTTGGGTCACTGCTATCTACGTCATAGATTTCACCCCTTCTAATGGCCTCAAAATGCCTCATAAGGGCATCCATATAACGCTGCTCTGCACCTTCAACTTTTTGCCAGTTATTGCGCTCTTTATATTTTTTCAAACCTTCTGTTAAATTACGTGCAACTTCCTGTAATGCATACGGAGGTACTAATGTATATTGCAACTTACCTTGGTCGTATTTAGTTCCGGGAACTTGATCACTGATTTCTTTGTCTTTCCATTCTTTAATTTCTTGTGTAATTGATTTCATATCTTCCTTTCTTACCCAAAAGATGCCTTTTTCATAGCACTTACCTAATTCTTGCACAGCGTCACAATTTATTGCAGAAAAATGACATGTATTATTTCCACAAGAATAATCTGGATCAGCTTGTGCAATGTAATCTATATTCAGCAATGTAATATTATTCTGTGTCAAAACCGTTCTCCAATAGTTCTTTAGGGATACAGTTAGATAAATCGTTGGATTCAAAATCAATCGGTTTCATAACCTTGTCATGCATATTCTTAATTACAAATAGATCATATAAAGAATTATATTCTACCATAACCATAGTACCATCTTCTTCGTATTTCTGAGCAGTTTGAATTGCTGTTAACTCTTTTGCAGGATACTTGGTTAAGTTATTGTAAGCAGTATCACGCATTGCTCGATTACCATCTACACCGAGATATTCAAGCTTTTGCAATAGACCTAGTGCAGTGACCATTACATCGATAACACCGTCAAGGACTTCTTTTGCGTTATTTTGATCAATGCCTTTATCTTTGAT